ATGCCCCGCACGGTCGAGCCATTAACCGACACCAAAATCCGCAATGCAAAGCCCCGTGAGAAAGCCTACAAGGTTTTCGACGGCGGCGGCTTGTATATCGAGGTAATGCCGGATGGCCGAAAGCTGTGGCGCTTCAAGTACGTTCGGCCGTCCGGCAGCGAAAGCCGGCTGGGCTTCGGCGTCTACCCGAGCGTCACCCTGGCGCAGGCCAGGTCGCAGCGCGAAGCCGCGCGCGCCATCGTGGCCGACGGGCGCGACCCGGGAGCGGTGAAGCAGGAAGAGCGCCGCGCCGCGCGTATCGCCGCGGGCAACTCGTTCGAGGCGGTGGCCAGGGACTGGCACGCCACCCAGAAGGGCAACTGGAACGAGGTCTACGCCGGCAAGGTGCTGGCGTCGCTGGAGAACGACGTCTTCCCGACGCTGGGCGGCACGCCCATCGCCGACATAAGGGCACCGGCCGTCCTGGATCTGCTCAGGAAGGTCGAGGCCCGCGGCGTCCGCGATACCACGAAGCGCATCCTGCAGCGCATGCGCGCTGTCTTCCAGTACGGGATCATCTACGGCCTGTGTGATCGCAACCCCGCCGCTGACATCGACAGCGCCGCGGCGCTGAAGTCGGAGCCGGTCCAGCACCAGGCGCGCGTGTCGCCCCTCGAGCTGCCGCAACTGCTGCGCGACATCGACGCCTACGAGGGTGACGCTGTCACCCGGCTGGCCTTGCAATTCATGACGCTGACGTTCGTGCGCACGACCGAGTTGATCCAGGCGCGTTGGGACGAGATCGACGAGGCAAGGGCAGAGTGGCGCATTCCGGCCAACCGTATGAAGATGCGCGATCCGCACATCGTGCCACTGTCCACGCATGCGCTGGCTGTCCTGGCCGAGCTGCGCGAGATTACTGGGCACCGCGATTACCTCTTCTACAGCCCGCGGGGCAAGACCGGCCACATCAGTAACAACACGATGCTGTACGCGTTGTACCGCTTGGGCTACCACTCGCGCATGACCGGGCACGGCTTCCGTGGGGTGGCCTCCACCGCGCTGAATGAGCTAGGGTTCCGCCCGGACGTCATTGAGCGCCAACTGGCGCACGTGGAGCGGAACAAGGTGCGCGCGGCTTACAACCACGCGCAATACTTGACCGAGCGTCGGCTGCTAATGCAGGCGTGGGCTAATCATGTGGAAAAGGTGAGGTGTGGCTAAGGCCCGCGGAGGATACGCAATACGGGATTTGACGGGCCGGCAGACAACATACAATAAGAGGGCGTTAAGCAATGAGGCAGGCATTAGAGATGCGAGGCATACGAAGGCTCGCTCACTTCACTCGAGAGGAGAACTTGGGAGCAATTTTGCGCGATGGCATTGTTCCCAGGATGCAGTTGGAGGTCGCCAACACGCCCTTTCTTGCAAATGATTTGCATCGACTGGACGGGTTTAGAAATGCCAGTTGTTTTTCGATAGAGCATCCAAACTACAAGATGTTCTATCGCTTAAGGATGGAAAACCCTGCGACAAATTGGTGTGTCATCGTGTGCAGGACGGAGCTGTTGTCAGAGATTCCCTGTGCTTACTGTGTAGATAACGCGGCGGCAAATTCCGTAACGGGGATACACATTCAGGATAGAATGGGAGAGGCGGCTTTTCACAAACTGTTTGACGAGTACGCAGGTAAACCATCGAGGATGGAAATGGGGATTCCCCGAGAGTATCCGACCAATCCGCAAGCAGAAATTCTCGCGTTTGGTACGGTTTCTCCTAGATATTTTTTTGGGGTGGCGTGCAACACGGAGGCGCAGAGGATTAGGTTGTCAGGTGCATTTCCCGGTACGGATTTTAGATATTTGCCTCAGTATTTCTCGCCGCGCAGCGATTACGCGCATTGGAGAGCATAATAGTGGCAACAAGGCCGATATTCGTTCCTGCGGAGAATGGGGAGATCGAGGTCAGCACTGTCATGCTCGACTTCGAATGGCACCCGGGTATGTCTCTCAAGCAGACGCAAAAGTCTATTGCCTCGCTTCACGCGCGAGCTAGGGACGCGGGTGTTGGCCCTGTTCTGGAGATCTCAACGAAATCGCCGGACCCCCTTGGAGTTTCCTTAAGTGCTTTTAATCTAAAGATTAGGACAAAGAAATATGGTCAAGTCTTTAGTGTGGAGATGGCGTATCAAAGTAGTAAAATCTTTGAGCATGGGGGGCCTTATAAAGATCTCCTGAGCATGAGTTCGCAAGAGGCGAAGCGGGATCCTCGGCTAAAAGAGTCTGGGAGGCTGACGGGATTTTCATTTTTTAATTTAGATTTTCCGTTGGTTCCTAGAACTTATTTTTATGATTGGTTGTATATTAATGCGCTGCGACAAAGTGATGAGGCTGCAAGGGAGGTATGTAACTTCGAAGCCTTTAGTGATATCGTTTTTAATCCTGCAAAATCGGTAAATTGCCAGGGATTTTCGGCTGCACTTTTCGTCGCATTGCAGCGTAATGATTTGATATCGGAAGATTTGGCGGATCCTCAATATTTTCTAGACGTAGTGGGTACCGCCTACAAAGCAAATTCTAATAGGCAAGAAGCGCAACGCTCATTCATCTGATCATAGGGGCTCATGTGCTTTCCTAGTGATTTGCGAGGCCGCCTCTGCGTACTGTGTCACTGACAGCGCCACGGCCACCGGTCTTACCCATACTGGCGTGGCCGACAGCATGAAGGTCTCGCCAGTCTCGGCCAGCAGCAGGGTGGTGCCCATCACCTCGGCGATTGCCTGGGCGGCGTCCGGCGGCACCGCATTGCCGATGCGCTCGCGCCAGGCCTGATCGCTCAGGCCGTCCAGTTCGAGGTATTCCTCGGGCTCGATCAGCGACTGGATCGCCGCCAGCTCGAGCGTAGTAAAGGGGCGGTGCCAGGTGCCGTCCAGCGCGCGGATGATCGCCACCAGCTTGTCGTTCGCCGCCGGCAGGCGCGGATCGGCCACTGACCAGCGGCCGTTGTCGTGGCCAGCAGCTGCCGACACCGCGCCGCTGGGCTGATTCCAGCCGACCACGCCGTAGTGCCCGCCCGTCAGGTAGTGGTCGCCGCGCTCGCGCCGCATACCTGGGCGCGGGTCGGCCACCGCATAGGCACCCTGGCCGGTGTCGCTGCGCGCGATCACCGTGCCGGCTGGCTCGTCGTAGCCGGTGATGCGGTACTTGCCGGCACCCTCGAAGCCTGTCGACGCGCGCGGATCCTGCACGCACTGGCCCGTGCCGTGGGCGCTCGTGACGGCGCCGGCGGCTTGCTGCCACGGCACGATCCGGAACTCGTTGTTGTGCTTGGCCGGGCCGGCGTGGCGCGGGTCGGCTACGCTGAATGTCCCTTGGCCGGGGTTCGTGCCAGCCGTGATCGCACCTGATGCCTCGCCCCAGCGCAGCACGCCGTACTGCTGATACTGGGCTGCACCCTCTGCGTGACGCGGGTCCGCGACCGAGAATGCGCCGTTGGTCGGCCCGCTTCGTCCATCGATGGTTCCTGCCGGCTGGTCCCAGCGGTTCACACCCATGTAGCCGTCGCGGTATTCGGGCACGATCAGGTAATCCCGCAAGTGCCCATCTGCCACTGCCAGCTTGTTCAGGCTGCGCCAGTCGCTGCCGGCCTCCACGAAGGCCAGCCGCACCCAGGTCTTCCACTGCAGCGATGGCACGCGGTGCATCGGCCCGCCGGCGGGGTCGCCCGGCTGCGGCATGCGGCCCAGCACGGTACCGACGCCCTGCAGGCGCCGCAGCTCGGGCTCGTACAGGAAGGCAGGCACCTTCTCCATGTGTCGCGCCACCAGGAGGAAGCGCTTGCGGCTCTGGGCCAAGCCACCGAGCTCGCCACAGTCGTGCGTGGTCTCGTTCACGGCGTAGCCATAGTGCCGCAGGATCTGTTTGATCTGGTCCAGCAGGTGCCGGCCGCGCGTAGCCAACCGCGGCACGTTCTCGAAGACGATCAGCTCGACGGGGTCATCCTTCCAGGCCTCGCACATCAGCCAGACGCAGCGGAGCGTCAGCTCATTGAGGGCCTGGTACTTCGGCGTGCGGCTGAGGGCTTCCGACAGCAGGCCGCTGGCGCCCTTGCAGGGCGACGAGATGAACACGCAGTTGGGGCGCTCGTTGCCGGCGGCGCGCCGGATGTCGACGGGCATGGCCTCGCGCCAGCCGGCCGGCGGCTTCTTGCCGTGGAAGGCCATGTACTGCTGGCGTGTGAACAGGTCCATGATCGTGCAGGGCACGCCGACGAGCTTCCGGAAGTCGCGCGCGGCGGCCGGGTCGACATCGATGCCGCCGATGCAGCGCCACTTCGCGACCATGTTGCCGACGCGGGACGCTGCTTTCTTGAACCCCTTGGCGCCGCCGCCGAGGCCGCAGCAGAAACCGAACGTCTTGTACTCGCGCACGATCATGCTAGGATGCCTCGCAAAAAAGCTGGGGGAAAGTAATGGGTGATGGCATGGAGAAGTCTGTCGGTGTTGAAGAGGACCGCCGCCGTTTTTGGAATAGCGCGGACACCTCGATAGGAGAGGCAATAAAATCACTCTTCCTTCTCAATGCCGGTTCGGTCATTGCGATGCTCGGCTTCATACAGGCCATGCTAGGGAAGCCTGAGTGGCCTGCGTTAAAGCCGTTTGTGCTCGTCGCAGGGCTGCTATTTCTCATAGGTGCGATGGCTGTCATTCCGGCATTCAGCAATCGTGCAGCCTTCGCAATGGGTGTGATTCGCGGCGATCCCGATGACGCCATCAAACGGTATGGTGCATCGAGCACGTATCTCGTGATCTCGCTACTCGTCTTCATGGCCGGCGCGGTGCTCGCGGGCGTCGGGATCGCGCTGAAGCTGTAAAGCCTTGTAGAAGAGTGCATTTTCAATCCTTGATCGTTGCCAGTAGGGCAGCCATCGGCCCAAACTTCACCCACCGCGATAGCGGCTGGTGCGGGTGCTTCACCGCGGCGCTCTTGAGCGCGATCGCTAACCGCTCGAGCTGAGCGACCCGCGCGGCCAGCGCGACATTGGTCTCGCGCGCGACGGCCAGCAGTGATTCCACTTCTGCAATCGTCCGCATCAGTGGCCCCCGCGCGTGGCGATGATCTGCTCGTCCACCCACTTCTGGACCTCTTCCTCGATCCAGCCGCTGGCGCGGCCCAGCTTGATCGGCGCGGGGAACGTGTGTTCCTTGATGCGTTCGTAGATCGCGGTCTTGCCTAGGCCAACGCGCTGGCTGACCTCTGGCAGCCGGATGATCCGGCGTTGGGGTTCGGTGTTCATAGCTATGCGGCCTCCCTGATGCTTCCGACCTGGTGATCCTCGATCCAGTAGGCGGTGATCGACTCTGGCAGCGCCCCGGGCGGTGCCTTGAGGCTCATGAAGACCAGCGCCGTGTCGATCTCGCCGGCGGCGGCCAGGTCGTCGAGCCACCAGAAGAGCCGGTCGCGCTCTGCGCCGATCAGGACGTCAGCGCGGTCCAGCACCAGCAGGCGCATGCCTGTCAGGCGCGAGATGGCTTCGGCCAGCAGGGCGTCCGCCCGCCACTTCTCCGACTCGGAGAACAGGGCATAGGGCCGGCCGCCGTCGCCGGTGATAGCCATGTCGGCGCCGATGCCGATGCGCATCCATTCGGACTCGGCCGCGGCGGCGGCCAGGCGCTCATTGATCGGGTCCAGTGCCTCGGACAGCAGTTCTGCCGGGATGCCGCTGGGGCCGAACGCATCGGCCAGCGCTTCCCAGGCGACCACGTCCGCGTGGTGCTGGGCGGCCTTGGCCGTCTGCTCGGTGGCCTGGGCGATCGCGCGGCGCGCGGCGCGCGCGACTTCCAGCTCGTCGCTGACCTTGCCGATGGCCGACTGCAGAATCGCCAGCTCGGCCTCGATCCTGACGCGCAGCTCGTCGTCGGCGTCACCGCTATCAGCCGCGGCGTCCTTGCGCAGCAGTTCGAGCTGCTTGGCGGCGGCGTCGGCCGCGTCGCGCTCGGACGCGCGGCTCCTCAGGGCGTTTTCCAGCACTTTGAGGCTGCTCTCGTACTCGGGCAGGCGGGCCGCCGCTTCAGGGTCTGCCTGGGTGGGCTCATACTTCGCCAGCTGGCCGGCCAGGAAGAGCAGCATGGCGCCGCACTCGGGGCAGGCGCACGGCATGCCGGCCACCTTGCCGCCGGCGGCCGTGCGCAGTGCTTCGACCTTTGGCCGGAAGGCGTCCAGCTCGGTCTGCGCGCGCGCGACGGATTCCTGCGCCTTGGGCAGCTGGTCTGCCTTGGTGGCCAGCTCAGCGATCTGGCGATCGCGGTGGGCGCGCTGGCGCGCCGCGGCGTCAATCTCGCCCAGCTGGCGCTGTAGGTCGCCCGCGGAGCCGCTGGCTTCCGCAATATCAGCCTCGCATTCGGCGATGGTCGCGGCCAGGTCCTCGGCGGCCGGGCCACTGGCCGGCGCCGGCGCGACCCAGTCGGCGGCCTTGACGCTGCCGTACGTCTCGTTGGTGATGGCCCGCCACGCGCCCTTGGCGGCGGTGGCCTTCATCTGCGCTTCCTTGGCGGCCGCTTCGAAGCCGGCGCGCACCATGGGCAACACCGCTTCGGCCTTCTTCGTGTCGCAGCCGCGCGCTGCCAGGCGCTCGCGCACCTCGTCGGTGCCGATCTTGATGCCCATCAGGTCAAACAGGAAGGCGCGGCGTTCCTTGACGTCCAGGTGAGCGAAGCGCTGGGCGTCCAGCACGAACGGCAGCCTCGGGTCGGCCGGGATGCCTTGGGTGGCCTTGCCAGAGGGCAGGGCGACGCTGTTGGACTGCGGGCCCATGGAGACCACAATCGAGCCCGATTCGGTTCCGTCGCGCAGCAGCTGGCCGTATTCCTTCTTGAGGCTGACGCGGACGCTCTCGCCGGCCAGCGCCATGCGCACGGCTTCCTGGATGCTGGACTTGCCGGCACCGTTCGGTCCGCACACCAGGGTGACGGGCGTGGCCGGGCTGATGTCGGCCGCCCGGATGCCGAGGAAGTTGCGGGCGTGGATGTGGGTGAGCTTCATGCAGCTTCTCCCTCGGTGTGCTTCTCGTGCCAGGTCTTCCATCCCTTCACCCACTGGATGCACAGCGGGCCGGCCATCACCGGGCATTCGCTTTCCGGCTTGCCTTCGGCCGCGGCGTCGTAGCCTGCCTGGAACGCCGCGTCGAGCTCTTCCTGCAGCGGCTGATGCTCGATGCCAATGACTTTGGCCTCGGCGTCGATCACGCCATCGTCGCCGGCCGGTGCGCCGGGCATGCCGTCGCCGTCGTCGTCGGTGTATTCCTTGCCGAGGTCCAGGCCACGCTGGTCGGACTCGCCGCGAACTTCATCCATGCCGCCGGTGTAGGCGTCGGCATTGGCGCTCAGCACCAGCAGCACCGCCTGGCCTTGGGCTTCCGCGAGCTCATGCAGCGCGGAGACGGATTTGCCGATCTTGATCAGCGCCTGCGCGCCGTCCTTGATCGTGATTTTGTCGAGATCGCCCTGGACGACGGTGCGGCCATTGGCGGCGATCAGGTGCGTGGCCATCTTCACCGACGCGTCGACGCGGCCGCGCAGACGGTCGATGATGTCGTCCTGCTTCTTCTGCGAGAGCTTCACCCAGGTGTCGGGCAGCATCTTCAGCTCGAGCACCAAGGCGGACAGCAGATCCTTGCCAACGGTGGTGGCGGTCATGTTCAGGGTTTCGCGCATTTCGGGGGAGTGGCTCATTTCGGTGTCCTTGGGTGGTTTGCTCGCGGGCCGCGCCTCAGCATTCGGCGGCGCGGCGCTGTTCTTCCTCCCGCGCTACAGCCGTCCGCGCGGGCAGTCCTCTCTCACAGGTGTTCAGTCAGCGTTTATCGGCGCGCGGGCGCGGCGCGTCGGCTGCGCGGCTGGCTCGTCCGGCGGCGCAAGTTCTCGCATGCGGCGCGCGGCAACCTGGTTCAAGGTCGCCTTCTGCGTTTCGTCCGGCAGCTGCTTGATCAGGCTGCGCGCGTAGTCCAGGTCCTCGAGCGACGAAGCTTGCAGCAGCTCGCGGTTCACGTCCTGGAAGGTCGGTCCAGCCGCGCCGGCGTCACCGGCATTGCCATGCTCGGGCTCGCCAGCCGGTGCATCCGCGGTATCGACTTCCGGTTTTTCCATCTCGGATGAGTCGGTCTGCGCTGGCGCGGGCTTGCGCTCGACGACCTCGGCGGGCTGTGCGGGCTGGGCCGCTGCCGCGCGGGCGCCGCCGCGCAACTCGTCGACCGACGTGCTGGCCACGGTGTACGAGCCGTCCGGGTGCAGGTCGATGATGTCCTGCGCTTCCTCGACCGACTGCAGGCCCATCAGCAGCTCGGGCGCATAGAGCTTCCCGAAAAAACTCGCCGTGCGGTAGCGCAGCATGACCTCGTCCATGGTCTGCCACTTGCTGCCGTTCTTCGTGTACCAGCCTTCCTTCACGGCCATCTCGATCGACACCGCGGGCGATTCGAGGCGCTCGCCGGTTTCCTTCTCAGTGGCCCAGGCGATGCAGACCTTGTCGAGTATGGTCACCTTCTTCGTGACGACGCTGCGGTTGCCGTTCTCCCACACGGTTTCCACGCGCTCGACAGTCTTCTCGCCCAGCGCCTTGATGTCGAAGCGCAGTGGCGAGAAGCGCCCGCAGCCGTTCACCGCGGCGATGATCCACTGCGACGACCAGGACGGCCGGCCTTCGACGATGTAGAGGTTCTGCATCACCATCAGCGGGTCGGCTCCCATGCGCTGCGCCATGTTTAGCGCGACGACGGCGTTGGCCAGCGCGTTGGGGTTCTCGCGCGATTCTTTGACGTTGCCGTACTTGTCCAGCTTCTCGATCACCTTGCGGTACGCCGCCGGGACCAGCGTCGACGACGCCAGCAGGTTGGCGGCGCGCTGCATCAGTTCGAACGACTGCGAAGTGCCGAACCCCATGGTCACGACGGGGGCGGCTTCGCGCACGGCGGGCGCGCGCATTTTTTCGAGGGTTGCGGTAGCGGTCATGGTGGTGGTCTCGCTCAGGACTTGTAGGGGCAGGTGGCGTGCCGCGGGCAGTACTTCGCCGAGCACAGGACGGATTTCCCGTTGCCGTAGAAGGCGCCGGAATGGATGAGGCGGGATGCGTGTTGCAGCAGGCCCGGCTGGTCTTCGGTGCCAAGCAGCGCCGCGCGCGGAGATTCGATTTCGCCGGTACCCACGCGCTGCGCCGCGGCGGTCTTGCCGGTGTTCAGTCCGACGATCTGCGCCGGCGCGCTGATGGGCACGCCCAGGGCGTGTTCCGCCAGCAGCTCGTAGACGCCCAGCTGCGGGCCGTGGCCGGCGGTCACCGCGGTGCCGTCGGTGCCCACCGCGCGCCCGCCGGTCTTCAGGTCGGAGATGCCGAAACCGGCCTCGGTGGTGCGTACGCGGTCGGTGGTGCCGGTCAGGGCCAAGCCCAGCTCGGGGATCTCCAGGCGCTCGCAGGCAACCTCGACGCCCACGTAGTGCTGGCGCGGCGCGATCTCGGCGCAGTAGCGCGCATGCAGCGCCAGGCCGATGCGTTCGGCGGCGGCCGGGTCGGTGTCGTCCCAGTCCACTTCGGCGTTCTTGTCGCGGATCGTGTCGACCAGCGCGCCGGCGGCGTCGTCGGCGGTGATGGGCGCGCCGTCGAGCGTGGCTTGGTCGAATAGGCCGGTGCTGGCGTGCACGGCGGTGCCCAGGTGCGCGGCGGCGCCGGACGGCATGCGCATACCCAAGATGTGCTTCGCTTCCCAGCGCGCGGGGCAATCGAATAGTTCGGCCAGCGAGCTGGCGCGGATGGTGACGATGTTCATGGTGGTGGCCTCAGTGGATGCGGGTCAGCTCCGGTTCACCGCTGGCGAGCCAGCGGCCGGTGGGGCGGAAGCCCGCGGCGCGCTGCAGGCGCAACCAGGCCTCCCAGGTGATTTCGGGGTTCATGTGGTCTTCCGGAACGAGGTGGGATGGACCCGCACCGGCTCGTCGGTCGCTGCGGCGTAGACGCAGAACAGCGCGGCCAGAGCGGCGGTGGAGACGAGCCAAAGGCAGATCAGCTGGCCGATGGTACGGGCGATGGTGGGCCGGCGCTTCATTGCGACACCGCCATGCTGATGACAGTCGCAGCCAGGACGACCAGCGGCGGTGCCACGCATATGAGAAGCGCGGTCAGGAAGAAGTCGCGGCTCACGATCGCACCCCCGTGGCCCGAGCGATCGCGGCCTCGCGCTCGTTGGCGCGGGTAATTCCCTCGCCGTCGACGCAGTCGCGAGCATTGCGCTCGCCCCAGACCATCTGCTGGCAGGGCGACATCAGATTCAGGGCGTTGCGGATGATCAAGTGCGCGGCTTGGAGCTCGCGCAACAGTTCAGCGCGCGCGCTGTCTGCGATTGCCTGGCGGATTGCGGCTTGAGTCGGGGTCATGGCGCGCCTCAGTCCAGATTGAAGGCGCGCACCACGACTACGTAGTCGACGCCGTCCCGGTAGCGGCCGACCACCGCTGGCGAGCGGTACGGGTCGATTAGGTTCTTGCGGTCGAGCGCGGCGGCGTAGACTTGGTCTTCGTCGGTGCCGCGGAATTCGAAGTGAGGATTGCCATACATCGTGCGGCTGATCTCGCGCACGGCCGGCAGGGCATGGCCGCCGCCGGCGCGTTGCTGCGCTTCATACGCGCGCTGATAGGCGGCTGCAGGGGGAACGGCGTTTGGCATCTCTGTCTCCAGCGAACCGCTGCGAACGTCAGCGGCGTGGAGGCAGAATAGCAAAACGCTATTTATATAGCAATAGCAAAATGCTGTTGTTGGATAGCAACTTGCTCTCGGATCGGGGCCGACAGAAGTTACTTCGCCCGGCGTAGGCGCAAAAAAGCCGCCTCAAGGGCGGCTGGCTGTGTGGCGCGGGCAACAAAGGCCCCCGGCCTCAGGGGGCGGGAGCCTGCCTTCGGGTCAGAACGCTCGATGAATAAAAAGCCTTGGCACGACGAAGTTTGGCCTCATGGGGTAATCTATAATTCGTGCCGTGGATACCATTTAAAGTGATTCAAAAAGCATGAAACAGCTCAACGAGACCGACTTGAAGGTGGCCGTTATCGACCATCTCTATGCTCGTTCGATGCTGAATGACGCTGTTCTGATCAACGAGATGGTTGTAGCGAATTGGAGCCGCCGCGCCGACTTGGCTGTGGCCAACGGCCGTCTCTGGGCATTCGAATTGAAGAGTGATCTCGACACACTTGCCAGGTTGAAGGGCCAAGTCGAGACATACCAGCAAAGATTCGACAAAGTTGTGGTGGTCACGACCGAGCGCTACCTCGCCAGGTCGGCGAGCATGCTGCCAGAATCGGTGGGGCTTTGGTCCGTCGAGCCAACGTTGGACGGGCGGCGCAAGGTCCGTGTTGTACGACCAGGTCGTGTGGAAGAAGTGAGAGAGCGCTCTGCGCTACTTGGATTCTTGCTGAAGACAGAGTTGGTTGCTCTACTTCGGTCGGTGTCGAAGGCGGCGAGCATTGAGATTCATCGCCGTGCTCTGGAGTCGCAGGCAAGCGAGCTACCCGTTGCGACGATTCGCCGATTCGTACTTTCTAGCCTCAAAGCTCGCTACGCCGAAACGTTCGCTGCGTTCACACGTGCACGACGTGAATGCACGCAACCCGAAAGCCTTGCATTGCTGAGCAAGGCAAAGCTGATGCTGGGAGTTGAAGCCGACAGCACGGAACAGCAGTGCGCAAAAGCTACTGCGCCGAGCCAGCGAGTGAGTCTCCCAGCAACTGCGCGGGCTTTGGATTCGACTATCTTAACGGCGAAATATGGGGAGTCTCAGATTGATATCCCCTCCTACATATTGACGCGACGTCGCCCGACTACAGGTCGTCCTCTGTAAGGTCGTCTTCATCGTCGCCTGCTGCCTGTCGAGACAAGTCGAACTGCCTTGCGATGTGCATGTTCACCCTTGCGGCAATCCACATAGCGGGCGTACGCATACCGTCTATCTCACCACCAGCCGCAGCAACGATACGCTCGGCTCCCCATGTGTCATCATCCTTGATTTCCGGATAGTCTTTGATGAGGCTTGTCGCTGCGTCCACATAGCCGGCGGAATTTGTTTCAGGCCTGCGCTCGAACGCCCAGGCGTCGTACATTGGGTAGTCAATACGCGGGACATATCGGCCACCAGATGTGGCATACACCCGGGCATGAATGGAGGAGTGATCTCCATAGATCGCTGCATCTGGCCCAATTTCTGCGTGAAGAACCCGTTCGAGGATGCTTATAACGCCACGCCTACCACCCGAATTTGGGTCGGTATGGGGTACAACGCTTGCCGGAAAGCTTGTTGCGAGCATCGCGATGATCGCATCTTCCACGTCCTGTCGAATCGTATTAATGGCAGTGACGCTAGCAGCAAGAGATGCTGCGAATGTTTCACGGATATAGCCAGCATCGATAATCACAAGGCCGTTCTCGCTAGTGGCCAATGCCGACAGCGCAGCGGTGACTTTGTCAATATCTTCAGTGAATCCTGTAATTCGGAACGCCACGCGATGTGTTCCAATTTGTTCCAGTTCGCGTGCTTGCCGAATAACCTGAGATATTTTTGCGGACGGCGTAATCTGGACGACTGGAATAACGTTTGGGATGGCACTCACAAACTTGCGCCAGTTCGCGAAATTTTGTTCCGGTTCAAGGAGTGACTGCGTCGCCGAATTCATGTACAAGGATTCGCGCGTCACGTCGAGAATGAAGCTCCTCTTGCCAACAGCCGCCTTGATCTTTTGGATCGATTCAGCAATGCCTTCTTGGCGAGGCCACGCACCCACCGTGAAGATTGGCAGGAGGCCATCTTTACGCGCGTCATCGAGCCTTTCGTAGCCGAGGACTTCAGCAGGTCGCGCGCGGAGCGCCGGATAGTAGTTGAAATTCTCGAAATAGCTCATTTGGCCTCCTGGTCTAGCTGGTTTGCTTACGCGGCCGGTACCGATCGCGGTCTTGCACGCTTCGTTGCTGAGGCGATGATATAGGCGTCGATTTCGATCAGTTTCCGATTGTCGGCTTGTGACTCGGAAAGCTGAGTGGAAAGGATTGCGATCTTCTGGCTCATGCCCGCTATTAGCTTCACCAGCTTATATGCGATGGTTCCTGCTGTAACGGATGCGAGCAGTGCAGCGAACCAGCCAGACAAGATTAGGAGCCGAACATTTGGCTCCTTCTCGACAAACGTATAAATCGAAAATACTAGACCCGCAACCCCCACCAACGCGCCAATAACACCTGCCCAAAATCCTGCAATTGTCGGTGTAATTGTATCTACCGAAGAATTTTCATCCATTTAAGATCGTGTCGATGTTGAGGGAACGGGCAAATGCTTTCAATCCGGCCGCCAAGCCGAGGACTTCACGATGCCCGCTACGTACTGCAGCCTCTCGATCTGGTCCTGCGGGATGCGAACCATGCCGTGCCGCTCGTTGACCGACGACAGGTGCACGACGCCGTCGCGCACGTAGGCCAGCTCCTTCACCATGACGCGCCCGTCCTGCGATTTGACAAGGACCTCGTCGCCATTGGTGACGGCATGGTTTGGCTCGACCACGACGAACTCGTTGTGCTTCACCCGTGGCCGCATGGAGTCGCCATTGCAGCGCAAGCCATAGGCATCCGGATCCCTTGTCGGAAATTCGATAAAGCCATCGCCGTGGCCGACGGGATACTCAATATCGGAAAAGTGCCCGTTGTCGCCGAGCTGAGCCATGCCTACCACTGGGATGCGCCTGTAGCTGCTTGTTGGGATAGGGACGATGTCAAAGGGCAGGCTGGGCTCGTCGAGCTCCGCTTCCTGAACGTTTGACAGCCGCGGCTCACCTTTGCCATTGATCAGCCAGGCCGGGCTGTACCCGTAGGCCTCCTGTAGCTTGACCGCGTGGTGCAGGCCCAGCTTCGGCGCGTCAGGTTCCAGCCATGCGCGGACAACTGGCGGCTCTACGGCGAGCAGCTGGGCCAGCGCGCTCACGTCCAGGTGCTGTTCAGCCATCACGATGGCGATGCGGTCGCAAGGCCGTTCGCCAGCGGCGACCGAGTCCTGGATGGTTGGAATACGATCTGCAACATGCTCGGACGCGAGGCGTATCTCTTGCGCGAGCCGAGGGCTGAACGCGTCGACGGCAATGCCTAGGCCCCGCGCGAAATTGCTGGCCGCCTTAGTGTTCAAGGCGCGGCGTGCATTCAGGTACTGCCACACCATGCCTTGGCTGCCAATTTCGAACCGCCGGCCGAACTCTTCCTGGCTGTGCTTTGCGTTGGCTTCAAAGAGCTCTTTGAGACGCGCCGCATCCTCGACTTGCCACTTTTCCAACGTGCCTGTGATCGACGCGCGTTGCGGCACGACAGCTGGCGAGTGGCCGTTGGCTGCAGGTGTCTCCCCGACGGAGGTGAGACCTTCTCCGTGGGCCTGGTCCATATAGCCGACCGGCAGCCCGAGAGCCTCTTCAATCTTGCGGGCGGTCTTGCTGCCCATGCCGCGGCCATCCGCCTCGTTCTTGATCTGACTTACGTAAGCCGCAGGAACCCCCGTCCGATCCGCGAAGGCACGGATGGAAGCGTGCGACGACAAAAGCGTCAGCAGATTGTTGCGCCGGATGTCCTTGATTTCCATGCCGGCATTACATAGCAACCTGCTATCCAACGGAAGACGCAAGATGCTATTGCTGTATGAATAGCATTTTGCTATTGTTGAGGTGTCTATTTCAGAATGCTGGTCCAAGAACATGGATGCCAAAACCTTTCTAGCGAAATTCGGTACCGAAGAAGTGACGCGGGTGGCACTTGCCGCTGGGACGAACTACCAGTACTTCAGCCAGATCGCGTACGGGCACCGGCGCCCATCCGTCGGGCTCGCCGACAGGCTTGTAACCGCATCCGGAGGTCGTCTGAGCTTCGAGTCGCTGATGCGAGCGAAGCGCCATAAGAACGACGCAACCGACGCTGAAGACCATCCGAAGGCCGCCTGAAGGTAGCCCAGACACAAAGACCATTGGCGCGCCGCTTGGCTCGCCGGGCACAAGAAACGGGCGAGAGCCCAACCGGGGGAATAGCCATGCTGCGCAGTCCGCAGAGGGCGACATCTGGCCGAAGCCGACGCGGCATAGCGCGGCGCGCTGCTTGCCTGAGTGGCAAGCGGTGGAGGCATCCGTTTCCCATTTTCTTCTTCTCACCGGCCAGCGCGCCGGCTGTTCTGTTTCGTTGGGTGAATCGTATGAACCTCTTTGAGCACTTGGGAGCATCGCATGCCTAGCCTGGAATCCATGGTGCTGAACCGTGTTGCTCCGCTCACCCAGAAGAAGGTGGCCGAGCGCATCGGCGTCGAGCCAACCAATTTCTCCCGGTTCTTGAACAACAGCGGGCACCGGCTGACGTTCGCCGAGTTCTGCCAGCTGTTCGACGTGCTCGAGTTGGACGTCGTCGCGCCCGGCGACGACAGCATGGTTTGCCTGCCGCGCGAGGAATACCAGGCGCTGCGCACGCTGGCCCGGAAGGGATTGGAGGTGGCCTGACCATGAGCGAGAACAGCAAGATCGAGTGGACCGACCACACCTTCAACCCATGGGAGGGCTGCCAGAAGGTCGGGCCCGGCTGCGACCACTGCTACGCCGAGACGCGCAACGCGCGCTTCGCCGGCGGCGTCGCCGTGAACTGGGGACCGGGCGCGCCGCGGCGGCGCACGTCGCCGGCCAACTGGCGCAAGCCGATCCAATGGAACGCCCGGCACGACGCATTCTTCGCCGCGCACGGCCGGCGCCAGCGCGTGTTCTGCGCCAGTCTGGCCGACGTGTTTGACAACGCCGTGGGCAACACATGGCGGGCAGAGCTGCTAGCGCTGATTTGGCGCACGCCCAACCTCGACTGGCTGCTGCTCACAAAGCGCATCGGCAACGTACCCGCGCTCATGGAGGAATGCACTGAGCCTGGGAAGGATTGGGAGCTCCCGCCGAACGTCTGGCTCGGCGCCACGATCACCAGCCAGGCCGAGGCCGACCGTGACGTCCCGAAGCTGTTGGCCACGCCAGCGCGAGTGCGCTTCCTGTCGATGGAGCCGCTACTGGGGCCGGTGGATTTGCTGAAGAACGGCGACACCCTCTGCCGCTGCGATGGCTGTCTACGAATGGCGAGCGAGTACCCGGAATCGGCCGGTCTTCAGCGCATCGACTGGGTGATCGTCGGCGGCGAGAGCGGCGCCGGCGCGCGCCCGATGCATCCCGACTGGGCCCGCAGCCTGCGCGACCAGTGCGCTGCGGCCGGCGTGCCGTTCCTGTTCAAGCAGTGGGGTGAGTGGCGCCACATGGACGTCGAGGAGCAGCGCTCGAACCTTGATGCCGTTGTCCGCGGCCGCACCACTGCATGGCCGGACGGCACGATCGGCTTTGGCGATTTCCGAGCCAATGGCGGCTACGGCAAGCCGATCTTCCGTCTCGGCAAGAAGGCCGCCGGCCGCCTGCTCGACGGCGTGCAGCACGACGGTTTCCCCGCGAGGCGTGCGCCATGAATTTCTACAAGCGATACACCGGTGACTACGCACGCGACACCGTCCATCTGTCGATGGTAGAGGACGGGGCATACAACCGCTTGATGGACTTCTACTACTCGACCGAGAAGCCACTGCCGGCTGACCGCAAGGCGGTGTATCGCATCGCGCGCGCCACGGACAAAGCCGAGCAGAAGGCGGTGGACAGCGTGCTGTCCGAGTTTTTCCAGGACACCGCCGAGGGCTTCCGCCACAAGCGCATCGACGCCGAGATCGAGAAAGCCAAACCGAAAGCTGACGCGAACCGAGAGAACGGGAAAAAGGGCGGTCGCCCTCGGAAAACACAACCCACGGATAACCCACCGCAAAACCCAATGGGTTTTCAACAGGTGACCCAAACCGAACCCAATGGAGAACCTGCGCTGGTTAACCATAGCCATAGCCAGAAAAACAATACCTACTCAAGCGGCGTAGGTGATTCAAAGGGTGTAGGCCCTGTGGATAACTCGGACTCGCCGCCGCCGCTTTCCGCTGACGCGATCGGCGAACAGCTGGTGCTGCTCGAGGCCGAGCGGGGCAGGACGTTGCGGCTTTCATCGCGCGCGCACGAGGCGTTGCTCCGGCTTGAAACCCGGCACGTCGCGCTGCCGGTGTTGCTCCGGGCTCATGCCCTCGCGTGCGCGCGAAGGGCTGCCGATGGGGACCCGTCGGCGGTGAACCCGGGTTTCCTCGAGCCGTTCATCGACGAGGCCATGGCGCCAGGGCAGGGCGGCGGCACCGCGGCGGATTGGGACGAGACTACCGAGGGCGTGCAGGCCAAGGCCAGCGAACTGGGCATCCCACCGCAGCAGGACGGCGAGGCGTGGTTCTGGTTCCGGCTGCGGGTCATTCGCGATTCCGGCGAGCAGCACCGCATCGAGCGCGAGGTCAGCAAGGCTGAGCGGATGAACCCCAACGAGTTCGAGCGCGTGTACCGGCTCATGTACGGCGTCGCGCCGGGTCAGGTGGCAGCATGACGCAATCGCTTTTCGAGCAACCCAAGCCCCTACTGCGCCGCGTGGCGTTCACCATCCCCGGCCAACCGGTGGCCAAGGGCCGGCCAAAGTTCGCGCGCCAGGGCGCCTTCGTGCGGACCTACACGCCGGAGAAGACGGCCAGCTACGAGAACCTGGTCAAGCTGTCTGCGACGCAGGCAATGTCCGGGCGCCCGCCGTTCGACGGCCCGGTCGAACTGACGCTGGAGATCCGGCTGCAGATCCCGGCCAGCTGGTCCAAGAAGCGCCAGCAGCTGGCCGAGGCGGGCCAGGTCGCCGCGACCAAGAAGCCTGACGCCGACAACGTGCTCAAGGCCGTCAAGGACGGCATGAACGGCATCGTGTGGATCGACGACGCGCAGGCGGTCGAATACCGGATCAGCAAGCGTTACGGCACGACGCCAGGCGTGCGCGTCATCGTGGAACAACTGCCGCTGCAGGCGGCGTGAAGAATGAATTTGACGGGGGATAACATGACGGAAGAACGCCTCTTCGACAGCTCGCACGCGGCGCTGGTGTTCGCGTTCAACTACTCGGGCCAGCAGTACCAAGCCTCGGCGATGAACAAGGCCATGACGCCGGCTATCGGCTCAGGGAAGGGACTGATTGGCGTCGACGGCGCCGCGCAGGCGGGCATGATCCGCAACGAACTGAGCATGCTGCCCGAGCTGCACCAGGCAGTGCTCACCGCGCGCTGCGCGCCGCGGGACATCCTCTGCGACTGCGGCCGACCCTGCTGCGCTGCCCGGCGCCCCAACCCGGAATGGGAAGCGGCCATCGTCTGGCTGACCGAGCGGGCCATGCAGCAGCTGTCCGGCACGTTCTCGCACTACCGCGTGCGGCGCTCGATCCTGGAGAAGATCTTCGGGGTCCGGATCGACCTGCAGGAGATCGCGGAAGACTGCGGCGCGCACCGCAACACGGTCAGCGCCCACAACACGAAGCTGAAGGTCTGGATCGAGGGCGAGAAGAAGCGCGGATTGATGGCCGCGCCCGGGGTTGAGTCGGTGGCCTGGACGGCCATCGACATCCGCCTGAAGGCTGCTGCGATGGTGAAAATTGAAGAGGTGGCTTGACATTGTGCATTTCATGCACAAAAATCGCCTCAATTCGATACACCTCCGAACTACGTCCAGAGCCCGCGCAAGCGGGCTTTTGCATTCTAGGCTCAGCGCAACTGAGCCTACGCACAGACCTCAGACAGCCGTTTGCTTCTTCTTGGCAGTCTTCTTGACCCTCTTCATCTCAACCTCGTCCGCCATAAGCTTCGCAAACTTGGCCCAGGTTAGCGAGTGGGCATTCACCTTGTTGCCCTTTGGCCACCATTCGATCGTACCGCGGCTGATCTTGATCTTGCCGAGGATCGGCGTCTTGCCATCTTTTTCTTCGCGGATGGTGATGATCTGATCCTTGTTCACCACCTCGATCGGCGACACCAGCTTGAGCTCAACGATTGCCATTTGCTTCTCTCCAAGTCAAATCCGCAAGTCTCGCATGTTCGGGACCGCGTAGCTCCCAGCCCTCAGTGGGGTCAAGATTGCTCGCCCTGATCCGTATCTGATCCGCTCGGCAGTTCAACAACTTGTCTCCTCCACCCTCCTGGGTGGCTTTGCCCGGTCACCCGTTCCGGGCGTTTTTCTTCCCCGTCCTCGCATTTCTACCGCGTATGAAAAAGGCCGATCAGCTCGCCATCCGCTACCGCGCGGCGAGCGACCTGGTGCGGTACGAGCGGAATGCGCGGACGCACAGCGCCGCCCAGATCGAGCAGATCAAGGCGTCTCTGCAGCAGTTCGGCTGGACCAACCCGGCGCTGACCGCGGGCAACGAGCTGCTGGCTGGCCACGGCCGTTTGGAAGCGGCCACGCAGTTGTGGGCGGCCGGCGAGACCATCGCCAACTGTCCGGTGGCGGGCGAGGTGCCGACGGTTGACCTGTCGCACCTGTCGGCGGACGAGCGGCGCGCGTACATCCTCGCGGACAACAAGCTGGCCGAGAACGCTGGCTGGGACGTTGACCTGCTGACTGGCGAGCTGCTGGACCTGCGTGACGCGGGCTTTGATCTGTCGCTGACAGGCTTCGACGCCGGCGAGCTGGCCGAGCTGCTGGATCCACAGCCGCCCGGTGCCGGCGGTGGTGGTGGCCAGAGCCTGGCCGAACGCTTCATGGTGCCGCCGTTCAGCACGCTCAACGCGCGCGACGCGGCGTGGCAGGACCGCAAGAAGGCCTGGCTGGCGCTGGGCATCCAGTCCGAGCTGGGCCGCGACGCGCCGGCGTACGCCTCGGCGTCTGAGCACCAGAAGGCTGGCGGGCCGGCCACGCAGCACAGGACCAGCGTCTTCGACCCCGTGCTGTGCGAGCTGGCCTACCGCTGGTTCTGCCCGGCCGGCGGCCTGGTGCTGGACCCGTTCGCCGGCGGCAGCGTGCGCGGCATCGTCGCGGCGCGGCTGGGCCGGCAGTACGTCGGCATGGAGCTGCGGCCGGAACAGGTCGAGGCCAACCGCGGCCAGCTGGGCGTGCTGCAGCCGGCGGACCCGGCGCCCGCCTGGCACGTCGGCGACAGCCGGCAGCTCGGGCGGCGCCTGGCCGATGTCGAAGCCGATTTCGTGTTCTCGTGCCCGCCGTACGCGGACCTGGAACGCTACTCGGACGAACCGGCCGATCTGTCCACGATGGACTATCCAGCCTTCCTGACGGCCTACCGCGAGGTGATCTCCGGCGCCGTGGGGCAGCTCAGGCCCGACCGCTTTGCCTGCTTCGTGGTCGGCGATGTGCGCGAAAAGCGGGGGACCGGCGTCTACCGCAATTTCGTGGCCGACACCATCGAGGCCTTCCTCGACGCCGGGGCGCAGCTGTACAACGAGGCCATCCTGCTCACTGCCTACGGCAGCCTGCCCATCCGGGCCGGCAAGCAGTTCGCGGCCAGCCGGAAGCTGGGCAAGACGCACCAGAACGTGCTGGTGTTCGTGAAGGGCGACTGGAAGCGGGCGGTGGCCGCCTGCGGCGATGTGGACGTTTCCGACGACCTGTTCCCGGAAGCCGAGGACTGAGAGTTTCACCATGGCCGGACGCAAACCATTCCAGCCGACCGACGAAGACCGCCGCGTGGTCACGTCGCTCGCGGGCTTCGGCGCGCCGCATGAGTACATCGCCAGCCAGGTGATCAACCCGCAGACCGGCAAGCCGCTGACGGCCAAGACGCTGCGGGCGCATTTCCGCGCCGAGCTGGACAACGCGAGGGACAAGACAAACGCCCTGGTGGCGCAGGCCCTGTTCAAGCAAGCCACCGGCACCGGCAAGGGCGCTGTGCCAGCCGCCATCTTCTGGATGAAGGTGCGGGCGGGTTGGAAAGAGCCGGCCCAAGGGATTGAGCTGACAGGCAAGGACGGCGGGCCGGTCGAGCAACGAACCACCGTCGTCGATGAAAAACAGGTCGCAGCCGCCGTCGCCAAGCTCGAGGACGAGTATTGACCCTGCCATCGAGCGGGCCGTCCTGAAGGCGAAGTGCGAGCGCGACCACCTGTTCTTCAGCCGGTACTTCTTCAAGCACCGCCAGGGCATCAAGTTCCGCGTCAACTGGCACCACGTGCTGATCGCGGACACGGTGCAGCGTGTCATCGATGGCGAGCTCAAGAACGTCGTCATCAACGTGCCGCCGGGCTCGTCGAAGACCGAGTTGGTGGCGATCAACTTGATCGCGCGGGGCCTGGCGGTGAACCCGCGCGCGCGGTTCCTGCACATCTCGTATTCGGATGACCTGGCGCTGCTGAACAGCGAGACGGCGCGCGAGATCGTCCAGTCGGACGAGTTCCAGGCGCTGTGGCCGCTGACCATCGCGCCGGACGCGAAGTCGAAGAAGCGGTGGAACGTCATTGCCGACGGCAAGAAGGCCGGCGGCGTGTATGCGGTTTCGCTGGGCGGCCAGATCACCGGCTTCCGCGCCGGCCACATGACCGATGGATGGCAGGGTGCCATCATCATCGACGACCCGCTGAAGGTCGAGGACGCGTACAGCAAGCCGAACCGCGACAAGGCGAACCGCAAGCTGCTGTCCACGGTGAAGAGCCGGAAGGCCAACCCGGACACGCCGATCATCGTGATCATGCAGCGGCTGGCCGAGGAAGACCCGACGGGCTTCATCAAGGCCGGCAAGGTGCCGGGCGACTGGGAATTCATCGAGATCCCGGCGCTGATCACCGACGAATACGTCGAAGCGCTGCCCGAGCGCGTGCGCGACCTGGTCGAACACGGCGAGCAGGACGAGGAAGGCCGGTACAGCTACTGGCCCTACAAGGAACCGCTCGACGACCTGCTGGCCAGCGAGAAGGCTGACCGGTACGTGTTCAGCGGGCAGTACATGCAGCGCCCCAGCCCGCTGGGTGGCGGCATCATCCGCAGCGCCAACTTCGGGCGATACACGGTGGTGCCCGAGCTGCACAAGCGCGTCATCTACGCCGACACGGCGCAGAAGACCGCCGAGCGCAACGACTACAGCGTGCTGCAGTGCTGGGGGCACGGGAAGAACGGCCGCATCTACCTGCTGGACCAGATCCGGGGGAAGTGGCCGGCGCCCGAGCTGCGGCAGAAGGCCATCGACTTCTGGAACAAGCACCTGCCGTACGACTTCCACTTCGGCGCGGCGCTGGTGAAGATGCGCGTCGAGGACAAGGCCAGCGGCACCGGCCTGATCCAGGACATCCAGGCGTCGGGGACCATCCCTGTCGAAGGGATCGAGCGGCATCGCGACAAGCTGGTGCGCGTCATGGACGTGGTCAGCTATATCGACGCCGGCCTGGTCATGATCCCCGAGGCGGCCGAGTGGGTCAGCGACTTCACGCAGGAATGCGACGCCTTCACGCCTGACGACACGCACGCGCACGACGATCAGATCGACCCGATGGTCGACGCGATCAACGACATGCTGGCCGGCGGCCGGTCGCTGGACATCTGGACCAAACTCGGACAGCAATGAACCGTAACCAACGCAAAACGCTACAACGGGCGCACAAGGCCAATGTGGCCGCGTCCGCGAACGCCAAGCGCTGGATCAGCGGCGACAGCTTCCAGAACTTCGAGGCGCGCGTCGGCCTGGGCACGAACAACCAGGCCAGTCAGTACAGCTACGGGTTCGACTTCATCAGCCGCAACCGCGTGCAGTTGGAGGCGATGTACCGGTCCAGCTGGGTGGTTGGCCAAGCCGTCGACGTGGTGGCGGAGGACATGACGCGCGCGGGCGTGGATCTCGACGCCGACATGGATCCTGCCGACCGGGACAAGCTGACGGCAGGCTTCGAGCGCATGGCGCTCTGGGACCGGATCAACGACACGATCAAGTGGGGCCGGCTGTACGGCGGCGCCATCGCGGTGATGCTGATCGACGGCCAGAACCCCGCGACGCCGTTGCGGCCGGATACAGTCACCCGGGACCAGTTCAAGGGGCTGTTCGTGCTGGACCGATGGCTGGTGCAGCCATCCCTGACCGATCTGGTCACGGAGATGGGCCCGGACATGGGGATGCCGCGGTACTACGACGTGGTGGACGACAGCATTGCCCTGCGGCGCCAGCGCATCCACTACAGCCGAGTGCTGCGGATCGACGGCGTCGAGCTGCCGTACTGGCAAAAGATCAGCGAGAACCTGTGGGGACAGTCGGTCATCGAGCGGTTGATCGACCGCCTGGTTGCGTTCGACAGCACCACCGTCGGCGCCGCGCAGCTCGTCTACAAGGCACACCTGCGCACGTACAAGGTGGAGAAGCTGCGCGAGGTCATTGCCATGGGCGGGCCGGCGCTGGAAGCGCTGGTGAAGAACGTCGATTTCATCCGCCGGTACCAGTCGAATGAGGGTCTGACCCTGATCGACGCCGCGGACGACATGCAGGTGGACACCTACCAGTTCTCCGGCCTGGACAACGTGCTGATGCAGTTCGGCCAGCAGCTGTCCGGGGCACTGCAGATCCCGCTGGTGCGTCTGTTCGGGCAGTCGCCGGCCGGCCTGAGTGCCACCGGCGAGTCCGACCTGCGGACCTACTACGACAACATCAAGCAGCAGCAGGAGCGCCGGCTGCGCGCGCCGTTGACGCGGCTGTTCGAAGTGCTGGTCCGGTCCGAGCTGGGCAAGGCGCCGCCGGAAGGATTCGCCTACCAGTTCACGTCGCTGTGGCAGCTGTCCGACACCGAAAAGGCGAACAACGCCAAGACGGTGACCGAGGCGGTGACGACGGCGCTGGATGCCGGCCTGATCGATACCGCCACCGGCATGAAGGAGCTGCGGGCGTCCAGCCATGCGACTGGCATCTTCACCAGCATCACCGACGAGCAGATCACGGAAGCGGAGAACGCGCCGCCGCCCGAACCGGAGCTGAGCTTTGACCCTGACGACCGACCGCAAGAAGGGCCGGAAGAACCCGGTCAAGCTCGCCGGACCGGAAAGGCAGTACAGGACGCAGCTCCGACAGGTCGCGCAGCAGGTGGGCGCGTTGGTCAATGGCTTTCCGCCTGGCGATCCCGCCGCGGCGCCGACGATTGAGCAGCTGCTGCGCCGGTACGCCGAGGCCCTGACACCTTGGGCCGAGGCCACCGCGGCGCGCATGCTGTCCGACGTCAACCGGCGCGACGAGGTGGCCTGGATGGAACAGGCCAAGGAACTGTCCCGCGCGCTGCGGCAGGAGATCCGGACGGCGCCTACGGGCGCCTCCATGCGCGCGCTGATGGCTGAGCAGGTCGGGCTGATCAAGTCCATCCCGCTCGATGCGGCCGAGCGCGTGCACCGGCTGACGCTGGAAGGCATCGAGGACAGCACCCGGGCGTCCGAGATCTCGAAGGCTATCCAGGCGTCTGGCGACGTGGCGAAGATCCGCGCAGACCTGATCGCCCGGACCGAGGTGGCACGCACCGCGTCGACGCTGACCGAGGCCCGCGCGCTGCATGTCGGCTCGCCGGGATACTTCTGGCGGACGTCTGGCGACTCGGACGTCCGCGACTCGCACCGCAAGATGAACGGCCAGTTCGTGGCCTGGAACGATCCGCCGACGCTGGACGGCATGACCGGGCACGCCGGGCAGTTCCCCAACTGCCGCTGCTACCCCGAACCTGTGATTCCCGAGGACTGATATGCGCTTCTACACCGTCCAGAAGCTGGGCCCGAAGCGCTCACTGACGCCCGAGGGCTTCCTGCTGTGCGAGGAAGTGCCCGTCGCGCGTACCGGCGAGATGCTGTACGGCCCGGGCGAGGTGCCCGTCGAGCCAGGTCCGGATGGCCTGATCCGCATCAGCCGGACGCCGGACGAGGTCTTCCGGCCCGAGACGCTGGCCAGCTGCATCGGCAAGCCAGTGACGCTGGACCATCCCGACGACTTCGTCACGCCTGCCAACTTCGCCGCGCTGGGCAAGGGCGCCATGCTCAACCTGCGCCGCGGCAGCGGCATCGAGGACGACCTGCTCATTGCTGACCTGTTGGTCACCGACCAGGCCGCCATCGAAGCGATCCAGAAGGACGGCATCGAAGAGGTCAGCCTCGGCTATGAGGCCGACTACGAACAGGTATCACCCGGCCGCGGGGTACAGCGGAACATCGTTGTCAACCACGTAGCCCTCGTCGAGCGCGGCCGGTGCGGGCCGCGCTGCGCGATTGGCGATAAGGAACCCCAAATGGCAAAGAAGAAGCCCACTTTCCTCGACAAGCTGCGCGCCCTGATGAAGGACGCCGAGTCCGAGATCGAAGAAGAGAAGAAGACCGGCGATGAAGCGCCGGATGACGAAGACGAGGATGATGACCCGCCGGCAAAGACCGGGGACGCCCAATCCGTCCTGCTGAAGAAGATCCTGAAGCGCATGGACGCCCAGGATGCCGCCATCGCCGCGCTGGGCCAGCGCCGCGCCAAGGACTCGGAGAAGGAAAAGACCGACGACGAGGACGAGGAAGACCCGGAAAAGAAGAAGACCGGGGACGACGGCGACCTGACCGAAGCCGAGACCGCCGGCAAGCTGAGCCAGACCGAAGTCGACCTGTACACCGGCGACGCCGCGGCCAGCATCCCGTCGCGCGCGGAGATCTTGGCGCCCGGCATCAAGCTGCCGACCCTGGACGCCAAGATGGCGACGGGCGATCGCGCTGCGGCGCTGTGCAAGTGCCAGCGCAAGGCCCTCGACGTGGCCTACCAGACCGACGCCGGCAAGAAGGCCATCGGCCCGTTCCTGGGCGGCCTGACGGCCGATTTCGAAAAGCTGCCCGCCGCGCTGGTGCATGCCGCCTTCATGGGCGCCAGCGAACTAATGAAGGCGCAGAACAACGCCGGCAACAGCCGTAGCGCCGCGCCGACGCGTGACTTCGGCAAGGCCCGGACCGTGGCCGACATCAACGCCGCCAACCGCAAGTACTGGGCCGACCGGTCCGCCAACTAAGGAGTCCCGAACATGGGCAACGCAATCCTGTATCGCATGGCCTCGGGCATCCCGGGCGACATCTCGCGCCAGTCGCAGGCGACCGTCGAGGCGCAGATCCTGAATTCGGCTCTGCCGTTCGCCGGCTATGGCCTGTTCGGCAAGATCGCCGCCGGCAAGTTCGTGCCGATCGCCGGCGGCGACACCGCGGCGGCGGTCTACGGCCTGCTGGTGCGCCCGTACCCGACCACCGGGGGCGCCGGCTCGGAACCGCTGGGCACGGCTACGCCGCCCACCACCGGTGTCGCGGACGTCCTGCGTCGCGGCTACATGACCGTCAAGAACAACGCCGGCACGCCGGCCATCGGCGGCGCGGTGTATGTCCGCGTTGCCACGCCCGCCGCCGGCAAGCCGATCGGCGGCATCGAAGCGGCGGCCGACGGCGCCAACACCATTGCGGTGACTGGCGCCACGTTCATGAACGCCGGCGACGCCAACGGCAACGTCGAAATCGCCTACAACATCTAAGGGGTCACCCAGAATGAGCAAAATCATCGTTCCGCGCATGGCAGCGGCGGCCGCGATCGCCATGGTCAACGCCCCTGCGATCATCCGCGCCCGCACGCGCGACAACATGCTGACGTTCGACAGCCGTACGATCGACAGCACCGGCGCCTTCCTGATTGGCGAGCTGGAACGCCTGGACCAGACTCTGCACGGCCCGCTGGCCTCGGTGACCTGGTCGCGCGACATCGACCTGCGCGAGGACGTCTCGATCGCCGACGAAACCTCGTCGTTCACCAACTCCAGCTTCGCGGCCGCCGGCGGCGCCTCGCCGAACGGCAAGTCGTGGATCGGCAAGGACGCCTCGGCAATCGCCGGCATCGCGCTGGACATCGGCAAGACGGCCAACCCGCTGACCCTGTGGGGCATGCAGATCGGCTGGACGATCCCCGAGCTGGAAAGCGCCCAGAAGCTGGGCCGCCCGGTGGACCAGCAGAAGTTCGCGGGCATGCAGCTGAAGCACAACATGGACGTCGACGAGCAGGTCTACATCGGCGACACCGTGCTGGGCGTGACCGGCCTGGTGAACAACGCCGCGGTGACCAATCTGTCGAACGCCGTCACTGGCAACTGGAATACCGCAACGGCTGACCAGATCGTCGCGGACATCAACGAGCTGCTGACGAGCGTCTGGACTGCCTCGGCCTACGCCTACTGCCCGGCGGAGCTGCGCCTGCCGCCGGCCAAGTTCGGCATCCTGGTCAGCCGCAAGGTCAGCGACGCCGGCAACATCAGCGTGCTCGAGTACGTGAAGCAGAACACGATCTCGAACTCGATCAACGGCCGGCCGCTGAACATCCAGCCGCTGAAGTGGCTGTTCCAGCGCGGCACGGCGAACGCCGACCGCATGATGGCGTACACCAAGGAACAGGACAAAGTCCGCTTCCCGATGGTGCCGCTGCAGCGCACGCCGCTCGAGTACCGCGATATCCGCCAGCTCACCACCTACTTTGGCCGCCTGGGCGTGGTCGAGGTGGTGTATCCCGAGCTGATCGGCTACCGCGACGGCATCTGACGGAGAGAGCGACATGCCGAAGATCTATGTCAAGAAGGCCTTCACGCTGCAGCACGAGGGCGAGAAGCACGAGTTCGCCGTGGGCAACCACGACGTGCCGGCCGCGATCGCCGCGCACTGGTTCGTGAAGGCGCACACCGGCGAGGAACCGGCGACCGGCAACGAGGCTGAGCAGAGCGAGCTGGCCGAGCAACGCGCCGCGCTGGAGTCCGCCGCCCAGTTTCTGGAGGGGCGGGCCGAGCAGCTGCAGCAGCTGCAGGACCAGTTGGCCCAGCGTCAGCAGGCCATCGCCGAGCGCGAGCAGGCCGCCGACCAGCGCGACGCCGAGCTGGCCAAGCGCGAGGCAGCGGTTATCGAGCGTGAGCAGGCCGCCGAGAAGGCAGCTGCCGACGCGGCCAAGGCGGCGAAGTCGTCGAAATAAGGGGTATGATGCCTCGCGAGGGGCATCACCCATCCGCCTATGACACCAGCCCAGTTCCGACAGGACTTTCCCGAGTTCGACGACACCGCGCGTTATCCGGACGCGTCGGTCAGCTTCTGGCTGACGGTGTCGGCGTCGCTTGTCAACGAGTGCCGCTGGGGCGTGCTGACGGACCAGGGCATCGAGCTCTGCACCGCGCATCACCTGGTGCTGGCCGCGCGCGACGAGCAGGCCGCTAGCGTCGGCGGCATCCCGGGCCAGGTGACAGGCCCGCTCGCATCCAAGGCCGTCGACAAGGTCAGCGCCAGCTACGACACCGGCGCGGCGACCATCGACGACGGCGGTTTCTGGAACCTCACCACCTACGGCGTGCGGTACCTGACCCTCGCCAAGATGATGGGCGCAGGCGGCATCCAGCTGTAGCGCAGCCGCCCATCGGGAGATCCCCATGGGCGTCATGAAAGTGGACCGACTGAAGGAAGTCCTGCAGTCGATCAATGGCCTGGTGCAGAAGGAAGTGCTGGTCGGCATTCCCGACAGCGCGCCCGAGCGCAAGGACGACGAGCCGATCGGCAATGCCGCCATCGGCTACATCCAGGAGACCGGTTCCCCGGTCAACAACCTTCCCCCGCGACCGTTCCTGGTGCCCGGCGTTGCCGCGGCAGAGGGAAAGGTGTCGCCGCAGCTGCAGAAGGCCGTCGAGTCTGCACTGGACGGCGACCTGGACGGCGCCGAGCGGCGCATGGGCGCCGCGGGCCTGACCGCCCAGAACTCGGTGCGTGCGCGGATCAACAGCGGCATCGATCCTGCATTGAAGGAATCCACGCTGGCCGACCGCCGGCGGCGCGGCCGCACCGGCACCGTGCCGCTGATCGACACCGGCCAGCTGCGAAACGCGATCACCTACGTGATCCGAAAAAGGAAGTAGGTCATGGCGCTACTCGATGTCACCGACGTCCTGCTCGACCCGGATTTCATGGACACCGGTCTGGTGTGCAACCGGATGACGCAGGCGGTGGACAGCCACGGCCGAGCGACCAACACGGTCACCGGTACGCCGTTCGCCGCGGTAGTGACCAGCGACAAGGGCGATGTCCTGCACCGCAACGCCGACGGCAGCCGAATCATCGGATCGATCACCGTTCACACGCCGTTCCGGCTGTCGGACGGCAGCGCCGGCCAGGACGCAGACGAGATCGTCTGGCAGGGCCGGACTTACACCGTGGTCAACGTGAACGACTACAGCCACTTTGGTCGCGGCTTCGTCTGCGCCACCTGCGACCTGAAACCACTCTCGGGGTAATCCATGGCCAATACCAGTGCAACCGGCGGCTACCTGGCGCCGACGGCACCGGTACCGCCAGAGGACGACGCTCTCGACGACCTGCTGCAGGGGCTCGTGGCGGGCGTGACAGGCCTGCCCGGGAACCTGGTGCGGCCGCGCTGGCAGCCGACCGTGCCGAAGCAGCCAGAGCCTTCGGTGAACTGGTGCGCCCTCGGCGTGACCGAACAGGAGAACGACGCCGGCCCCGCCATCCAGCACGGCCCGACCGGCGACGGGCACGACGAATACCAGCGGCACCAGGACATCAGGCTGCTGTGCACCTTCTACGGGCCCGCCGCCAAGGGCTACGCCCAGCGCCTGGCCGACGGTCTGGCAATCCCGCAGAACCGCGAGCAGCTGCGCCCGAACGACATGGCTTTCGTGTCCGCTAGCGAGATCCGTGCGACGCCGGACTTCGTCAACCAGCAGTGGGTGCGGCGCTACGACCTGACGCTGCTGCTGCGCCGCAAGATCACTCGGACCTACCCGGTCCTCAACCTTCTGTCCGCTCAGGTGAGCACGGAAACCGACTCGGTACCGCCGATGGCGAGCACCAACAACATCGACCAGTAGAGGATGACCATGTCCAACGGATTGCCGGTTTCGCGGCTGATCGACGTCACCATCAACATGTCGCCGCTGGCGGCGCAGGGGGCGAATCTCAACACGGCGCTGATCCTGGGCGCCTCGGCGGTGATCGACACCGGCGAGCGGATGCGCTCGTACGGCACCATCGACGCTGTCGCAGCCGATTTCGGCACCACGGCGCCCGAATACCTGGCCGCGCTGCTGTACTTCCAGCAGACGCCCCAGCCCTCGCAGCTATATCTGGGCCGCTGGGCCAAGACGGCCACCTCTGGTTCGCTGCGTGGCGCCGCGCTGACGGCCGCCCAGAAGGAAATCGCGGCGTGGCAGGCAGTCACCGCAGGCTCGTTCAAGGTCACCATCGACGCCACTGTCAAGACGCTGTCGGCGCTCAATTTCTCGACCGCCACCAACCTGAACAACGTCGCCAGCATCATCACGACCGCGCTGACCGGCGCGACCTGCGTCTGGAACGGCACGCAGTTCGTGATCACGTCGCCGACCACTGGCGTCGCATCGAAGGTGAGCTACGCGACGCCCACCGGTTCGGGCACCGACATCTCGGCGATGCTGGGACTGACCAGCGGCCTGGCCTCGGCGCCCGTCGACGGCATTGTTGCCGAGACGCCCGAGGCCGCGGTGGCCATCTTCCTGAACCGCTTCGCCAATAGGTTCCTGGGCCTGATGTTCGCCGACACGTCGCTGACGAACGCGCAGCACACCGCGGTGGCCAACCTGGTCGAGGCGGACCAGCGCCACATCTACGGCGCGACCTCGCAGGAGCCGCAGGCGCTGGATTCGACCAGCACCGCCGACCTGGCGTCCACGCTGAAGGCGCTGGGGCTGAAGTACTCGTTCGTGCAGTACTCGAGCTCCAGCCCGTACGCTGCGGCGTCGATGTTCGGCCGGCTGCTGACGACCGACTTCAACGCCAACAACAGCACCATCACGCTGATGTACAAGCAGGAGCCCGGCATCGTGCCGGAGAGCCTGACCAGCAGCCAGGCGGACACCCTGCAGGCCAAGCGCTGCAACGTGTTCGTCGCCTACAACAACGACACGGCGATCATCCAGTACGGCGTGACGCCCAGTGGCATCTTCATCGACTCGGTCTACAACTCGATCTGGTTCCAGAACCGGGTCCAGACCGACGTGTACAACCTGCTGTACCAGAGCCCGACGAAGATCCCGCAGACGGACGCCGGCAACGCGCTGATCGCTGCCACCATCGAAGCGGCATGTGATGCCGCGGTGAACAACGGCTACCTGGCGCCAGGCGTCTGGAACTCGGGCGGCTTCGGTGCGCTGAAGCAGGGCGACACGCTGGCCAAGGGCTACTACGTCTACGCGCCGCCCATCGCGCTGCAGTCGCAGGCGGACCGCGAGGCCCGCAAGTCGGTGTCGTTCCAGGTCGCGGCCAAGGAAGCCGGCGCCATCCATTCTGTTGACATCCTGGTCAACGTCAACCGCTGATAGGGGGAAACCATGTCCGGAACGTATTCGTTCATCGATGTGCAGGCCTCGCTGGTCGGCCCCGGCGGCGCATTCTCGCTGGGCTACGGCGAAGCCACGGCTGAGGAAGGCATCACCATTGCCGCGGCCAACGACAAGAACACCATGACCGTCGGCTCGGACGGCAAGGTGATGCACAGCCTGCGCGCCGACGGCTCGGGCCAGATCACGCTGCGGTACCTGAAGACCGCGCCCGTCAACTCGCGCCTGATGGCGCTCTACAACGCTCAGAAACTCGACAGTCGGCTGTGGGGCAAGAACGTCATTACGGTCAGCCAGTCGGTGGCCGGCGACATCGCGACGGGCATCCAGTGCGCCTTCAAGAAGGTGCCGGACCTGACCTACGCCACCGAGGGCGGCACGGTCGAGTGGGTGTTCGACGCCGGCCGCATCGAGGAAATGCTGGGGACCTACTGACCATGGCTCACGAAATCGATCTGGCGGGCAACCGCTACTCGCTGGGGCGCTTGAACGCGATGCAGCAATTCCACGTGTCGCGGCGCATCGCACCGATCGTGCCGACGCTGATCCCGGTGTTCCTGCGCGTGCGCGCCAGTGGCAAGCCGCTGACCGACGATCTGGAAGGCCTGGCCGCCGCTCTGCAGCCGCTGGCCGATGGCCTGGCCGCGCTGAAGGACGAGGACGCCGAATACGTGTTCGGTACCTGCCTGTCGGTCGTGCAGCGCCAGCAGCAGACCGGCTGGGCGCGCGTATGGAGCGGCTCGCAGACCATGTTCGAGGACATGGATCTGGCCGTGACACTGCCGCTGGTGGTGCAGGTCATCACGGCGAATCTCGGCCCTTTTATCAACGGGCTGCTTACCAGCCAAGCGAGCAGCCCGGCGGCCGCGGCAGCGCGGGCTGGCTAAGGCACCTTCCCGGCGGCGAGGACTGGCTGCTGGCGCCGGTGGCCGAGGGCTGGTGCAAGTACGAATCGCTGCTGGACGGCTCGCTGGGGCTGGAAGACATCGCCCTGATGAACGACGCCATCACCGTGCGCGGCGACAACCTCGCGGCCGCCCGCCGCATGCTGGAAGAGAAGAATGGCCGATAGCACCGTCATCCGCGAGTTCCTGGTCGCGCTGGGCTTCAAGGTCGACGAGAAGGGCCTGAAGAACTTCACGACCGGCGTGGACCAGGCCACGAAGGGCGTGGTGCGGCTGGTCAGCACCATCCAGGGTGCCGCGCTGTCGATCGGGGCTGGCGTCTCGGCCTTTGCCTCGAAGCTGGAGGGGCTGTATTTCGTCTCTCAGCGCACCGGCGCCGCGGCGACCAGCCTCAAGGCGCTGGAATATGCCGCGCGCAACCTGGGCGTCTCGTCGGAGGCGGCGTTCGGCACGGTCGAGAATCTGGCCCGGTTCCTGCGCAACAACCCGGCTGGCGAGGGCTACCTCGCCACCATCGGGGTGCAGACTCGCAACGCCAACGGCGAGCTGCGCGACACGGTCGACATCCTGGCCGACCTGGGCAAGGAACTGGCGCAGAGGCCGACCTGGCTGGCGAGCCAGTATGGCAACGTCCTCGGCGTCGACGAGAACCTGCTGCTGGCCATGCGCAATGGCGACTTCGCCAGGTTCATGGCGCAGTACCGCGTCATGGCCCGCAACAACGGGCTGGACAAGGCGGCGGAGGACTCGCACGCGCTCATGATCGCCCTGCGCGACCTGGGCACGACGTTCGAGAATTTCGCCATCCGGGTGCAAGGCGCGCTGCTGCGCAAGATCGGCCCGCAGCTCGAGCGGTTCAAGCGGTGGTTCGATGACAACTCGCCGGCCATCGCGGACCGGGTAGCGAGCATCGCCAGCGCTGTTCTGGCGGCGGCCGCGGCAATGGGGCCGCCGCTGCAGTGGGTGGTCGACAAGTTCATCGAGCTGGACAAGGCCACGGACGGCTGGTCCACGCAGCTTTTGCTGCTGGTCGGTGTTTTCAAGGTGCTGGGCGGGTTCCAGATCATTGCCGGCATCTGGAAGATGGTCGCAGCGGTGCGTGCGCTGGGCGCTGCGAACGCGGCCGCTGCCGCGGCCGGTGGCGCCGCTGGCGCTGGCGGGGCGGCAGGGGCTGCCGGCGCCGGCGCGGCGGCGGGCTGGTTGTCCAGGTTTCTGCCGTGGCTGGCCAAGGCCGGCGGTGCCGCGGCGCTGCTACTGCACAGCGGCAGCCTGAATGATGGTGAGGAAGCCGAGCTGGAACGCCGGCGCGCCGCGGCTGGGCAAGGCACCCGTGGAAGCCAGCCCACCGGCCGGACCGGTGGCCAGCAGGCTGGCAGCGGCCCAGGCGCAGCCGTCGACGCGGTCAGCTTCTTCCAGCGCATGGGCTGGACGCACGATCAGGCCGTCGGCATCGTGGCGAACCTGCGGCACGAGAGCGACATGAACCCGCGCGCTGTGGGCGACAGCGGCCGTGCCTATGGCGTGGCCCAGTGGCATCCGGACCGGCAGGCCAACTTCGCGCGGTGGGCTGGCAAGGACATCCGTGAATCCTCGCTGATGGAGCAGCTGCAGTTTGTGAACTACGAGCTGACGCAGGGCGCCGAGCGGCGCGCCGGCCAGCTGCTGCGCGCGGCGCAGAACGCCCAGCAGGCCGGTGAGATCGTCTCGCGGCACTACGAGCGGCCGGCCCGGGCTGATATGGAAGCGGCACGGCGCGGCTCTACCGCCGTCGACCTGAAGCAGGAAACCAATATCCATATCCACGGGGTGTCGGATCCTGTCGCGGCCGGGCGGGCCGCCGCCGGCGAGCAGGGGCGTCTGAACGGTGAACTGGTGCGCAACCTGCAAGGAGTGGTGTCGTGATTCTGGACATGATCACCCTGGTGCCCAAGAGCATCGGCAGCATCACCATCCCGGTCTTGATCGAGGAAGCGCACCAGGACGAGCTGCAGATCACCGAGCATCCGGTAGAGAAGGGCGCGGAGATCAACGATCACGCCTTCAAGCGCCAGCCCGAGGTGGTGCTCAAGTGCGGGTGGAGCAATTCCGATCTCGCCGCGCTGGCCGGCTTGGCCCAGTCCATCTTCTCGGGCGGCGGCCTGCCGTCCGCTGACTACATCAGCACGGTGTACTCGCAGTTGCTGGCCCTGCAGGAGCTGCGAGAGCCCTTCGATGTGGTCACGTCGCTGCGCATGTACGACAGCATGCTCTTCAAGGGCCTGGCCGTGCTGAAGGACCAGAAGACCGGTGCCGCGCTGTCGGTGACGGCCACGCTGAAGCAGCTGCGCATTGTTGAGACGCAGGTGACCACGCTGCCGCCGCGGGAGAACCAGGCCGACCCAGCAGCCACTGCCGAGACGCAGAACACCGGCGTCAAGGCAGCTACGCCGGCCACGCCGGCGCCAGGCGGGTCCGTACCACCGACGAGCATGTGATGCCCAATTTCTTCGAGATCCCGCTGTCGCCGCTGCCGCAGCGCTTCACGATCACGCTGGGCGGCGTGGACTATCGCCTGACGGTCCAATACCGGAAGGCCGGCGGCGCAGGCTGGGTGCTGGACATCGCTGACGCCACCAACGCGTCGCTGGTGTCCGGCATCCCACTGGTGACCGGCACCGACCTACTGGCGCAGTACAAGCACCTCGGCTTCGCCGGCCGGCTCTGGGTCCAGGGCGCGGCGGATCCCGACGACGTGCCGACTTACGAGGACTTGGGCATCGGCTCGCATCTCTACTGGGTGACGGACGCATGAGTACACCGCAATTTGGCCGCAAAGTCTCGCTGATCATCGGCCAGGACAGCGGGGATGCCCTTGACCTGTCTGAACTGCGCGTCGTGTTTTCCATCAAGCGAGGCGATCTGCAGACGCCAAACTCGGGGCGCTTCCGGGTGTTCAATCTGGCGCCGGAGACCGCGCGGCGCGTCCAGAAAGAGTTCACGCGCGTTGTGTTCCAAGGCGGCTACGCCGGCAACTATGGGATTCTGTTTGACGGGACGATCAAGCAGGTGCGCCGGGGGCGCGAGAGCCAGACGGATACCTACCTGGACATCACCGCGGCGGACGGCGATTCCGCCTACAACTTCGCGGTGGTGAACACCACTCTCGCGGCTGGCTCGACGCCGGCCGACCACGTGGCGGCCGCCTGCACGGCAATGAATCCGTACGGCGTGACGCAGGGCTACCTGCCAGAACTGCCGACGAACCCACTGCCGCGCGGCAAGGTGATGTTCGGCATGGCCCGGGACTTCATGCGTTGGACGGCCCGCACGTGCCAGACGGTCTGGAGCATCCAGGACGGCAAGGCGATCATGGTGCCCGAGACGTCCTACATGCCCGGCGAGATCCCGGTGATCACATCGGAAACAGGGATGATCGGCCTGCCCGAGCAGACCCAGAACGGCATCACGATCAAGATGCTGCTGAACCCCAGCGTCAAGATCGGCCGGCTCATCGAGATCAACAACGCCAGCGTGCAGCAGTACGAATACAGCCTGAATGTCGGGCAGCAGGCCCAGAGCGAACGGATCGAGCAGCAGGCGAAGCTGCAGGACGACGGCTACTACTACGTGATGATCGCCGAGCACTACGGCGATACCCGGGGGAACGACTTCTACACGGATGCGATCTGCTTGGCGGCGGACGTCACGGTATTGCCTGATTCCTTCAAGACCAAGGCCGCGGTGCCGCCGGACTTCGTGATCAAGAAGTACGGCTAGCGCAGAGAGTCGTGATAGGACCGCACGTTCTTCATGAACTCTTCTTGTGACATGGCCGGCTTGACGTACTGCGCCGATCCGTCCCGCTGGATCTTGGCCTCGACGTAGGCGGTGAGAGAGTCCTGGCGCGCGTCGCCGTAGGTGGAAACGACCACGATTCGGTCCTTCGTCGGGCTGACCAGCGTGCCCCAGCATGCCGGCACCAGGGCGCGCCCGTGCAGAGTCTCGGCCGCGCGCATGTCCTTGGCATTGACGATTGGCAGCCTGCACGGCGTGTCGCGATAGAGAACAGTGACCATCGAACCGCGGGAGATGGTTTCCTCGACGGCTTTGCTGAAGATGAAAGCTACCCGTCCGACAGTGGCCGGATCGAAGGACTTCATTCTGATTTGGGCGTCTTCCGCTTCCTGCTGCACCTTCCATTGAGGCTTCACCGCTTGTTCGGCAGCCCATGCCCGGTTCCTCTCGGTGAGGGAGTCGGCGCCCATCGCATAACTGGCAGCGCCTAACAGGACTGTTGCGGCAAGCATTTTCATAGCGATCACCATGGATAGACGAGAGCGAGTTGACGATCCCGAGGTAGCGCTTCGGGAGGCGTTCGACGGGCTGCGCGCGGGCATCTGGACCGCGCTGCCGGGGGTCATCCAGTCGTTCGACGACGGCGCCATGACCTGCGAGGTGCAGCCGACGATCAAGATCCCGGTGCGCCGGCTCAATGGCACCGTCGAAAGCGTCGCGCTGCCGCTGCTGGTGGATTGTCCGGTGCAATTCCCATCTGGCGGGAATTGTAGTCTGACCTTCCCGGTTGCTCCAGGCGATGAGTGCCTGGTGGTCTTTGCCAGCCGCTGCATCGACGGGTGGTGGCAGTCCGGCGGCGTGCAGGAGCAGGCCGAGCTACGGATGCACGATCTCTCGGACGGGTTCGTGCTGCTGGGCTTTCGGTCGAAGCCTCGTGCCCTGGCCGGCGTGAGCACCACCGCGGCGCAGCTGCGGACGGACGACGGGGAGGCCTTCGTCGAGGTCAACGCGGCGACCCATGCGATCAACATCCAGACGACGGCGCCGGTGAACGTCACTTCGACGGCGTCGGCAAGTGTGACAGCGCCCAGCATCAGCCTGGGCGCCGCTGGCCAGTCGCTGCTGTCCTTTGTGACGTCGGCGTTCCAGGCCCTGTTCAACGGGCATACACACACGTCCGCCGGCGCTGGTTCGCCAACGAGCGTGCCCAACCAGACGATGGGCAGTAGCCATTTGACCAGCACCGTAAAGGGCGGATGACATGCAATACCGAAAGGAAGACGCCGATGGCGACTATGTCTTCGGTGGGGGATCGGCTGACTTCTACAAGGACGTGCCAGAGGCCGTCGGCCAGGCGGTGGTCACCCGGCTGCGCCTAGCGCGCGGTGAATGGTTCCTCGATATCACCGAAGGCACACCCTGGGAACAGGTGCTGGGCAAGTACACCAGCGGGACTTATGACGCGGCCATCCGGCAGCGCATCCTGGGCACGCAGGGCGTCCTGTCGCTGGCTTCCTACAGCAGCACGCTGAACAGCGAGACGCGGGCGCTGAGCGTGACAGCGACGATCAACACCATCTACGGCCCCACCACCATTCAGGCGACATTCTGATGGCCATCACCACGACCGCACCGACCATCGATGCCAACGGCATCACAGCGCCTACCTATGCCGACGTGCTGGAATATCTCAAGGCGAAATACCGATCGATTTACGGGCAGGACACGTACCTGGAAGCGGACAGCAAGGATGGGCAACTGCTGGCGGTGTTCGCTTCGTCGATCAACGACGCCAACGCGGTGGCGGTCGCCATCTACCGGTCATTTAGCCCAGCCACCGCACAGAACGATGCGCTGTCGAGCAACGTCAAGATCAACGGCATCGCGCGGCATGCGTCTTCATATTCGACGGTGGACCTGCTGCTCGTCGGCCAGGCCGGTACGACGATCACCAACGGCATCGCCAAAGACAGCAACGGCGTGAAGTGGGCGCTGCCGGCTTCGGTGACGATCCCGCCGGCCGGCGAGATTGCCGTGACTGCCACCTGCCAGACCATCGGTGCGGTGTCGGCCGCCGCCGGCAGCATCACACAGATCGGGACCCCGACGCTGGGCTGGCAGACGGTGACGAACCCGGCCGCCGCGGCCGAGGGCGCGCCGGTGGAATCCGACGCCGCGCTGCGCCAGCGCCAGACCGTTTCCACCGCGCTGCCGTCCCTGACGGTGTTGGACGGCATCGTCGGCGCCGTCGCCAGCCTGCCTGGCGTGACAAGGTGGGCTCCCTACGAGAACGACACGGACGCCACGGATGCCAACGGAATCCCAAAGCACTCGATCTCGCTGGTGGTAGAAGGGGGCGATGCAACGGCCATTGCCAACGCCATCGCGGCCAAGAAGACGCCCGGGTCAGGCACGTACGGCACGACGTCGGTGGTGGTGCTGGACGTCTACGGCCGGCCCATCACGATCCGGTTCTTCCGCCCCTCCAACGCCGCCATCACCGCGACCGTCAACGTGAAAGCGCTGGCCGGGTACAGCACGCAGACTGGCGACGCGATCAAGCAGGCCATCGTCGACTACGTCAATGGCGTCGCTATCGGTGGTGGGCAGTCTGGCAGCGTGGAATGGGCGGATGCCATCACCGCGGCAAACAGCGTGGGCGGCGGCACAGCTTTCAAGCTGACCGGCCTGACGCTGAGCGGCCCGGCCGGCGCCGGCGCGCCCGACGTAGCGCTCGCATTCAACCAGGCGGCGTCGTGCACGCCAGCAAGCATCACTCTCAACGTGACCTGACATGGCAGACCTGACCGATTACACCGGGCTGGTGACGTCCGAGCATAGCCAGCGCCCGAAGTTCATGAGCGTAGTTGCGGCACTGGCCCAGCCGATGGTCGACCTGATGAATCTGCTCGGCGGCATGCCGGACAAATTCGACCTCGACCAGGCAGTCGGCGCGCAGCTGGACGACGTTGGACGATGGGTCGGCATCTCTCGGCGGGTGTCCACGCCGCTCACCGGCGTCTACTTCTCTTTCGACACGCCTGGCGTGGGCTTTGACCAGGGGAGCTGGAAGGGGCCGTTCGACCCGGACACCGGGCTGACGCTGCTGGACGATGACACCTACCGGCTGGTGCTGCGGGCGAAGATCGGCGCAAATCACTGGGACGGCACGCTGGAATCGACTGCGGCCATCCTGAACAGCATTTTCTCCCCCGGCGACGGGCCGGTGACGGTGCATGCGAATGCTGAACCGTTCGGGACCGGCGACGGCGCTGCGTCGCAGTACCAGCTGCTGTACCAGGGCCGGCCGGTCTACCAGGTCGACAGCGCGACTCTGTACCGGAACGACTGGCAGGGGAATCAGCAGCTGTACCCGACGGCGCGGACGAACATAGCCACCTACTCGGAACAGCTGGACTTATCGGCATGGGGTAAAGCCGCTATCACTGTCACACCGAACGCAACAACAGCCCCGAATGGCACGACCACCATGGACAAACTGGTGGAAACGGCTACTACCGGGACGCATGCCTTAACCCGAAACATTTTCAGCACGCTGGGCAATACCCCTTATACGGTTTCTGCATTCGTCAAAGCTGGTGAGCGCAGGTATGGCCGAATCCGTCTTGGTACAAACATCGGGTTCGTAGCCGATGCCAAGTTTGACCTTGTCACCGGCAAATACACAAACTCAGCCGGAAGCCCCACCGGGGACATTATTCATCTAGGCGGCGGGATTTATAGGGTGACGGTGAGCGGGGTAACTCAAGAGGGGGCCACCAATCTATCCGGCACTGGCCTGTATCTGCATGACCTCGTTACAGGCGGATCGGCTGGAGGGGACGCGTACGCAGGTGATGGCACCTCGGGATATTACGCATGGGGTCTGGACGTCAAAGAAGGTCCGGATCTGACAAGTTACATATCCGCGACCAATGCACCGGCGACGATCACTGACTACACGCTCGGCCCCAGCGGCATCGCGCAACTGGCCGTTCCGCCGGCGGCCGGTGCCTCACTCAGCTGGACCGGCGACGGCGATATCTACCCCTCGGGCACCTACGTCTTCATCCAAGACAACCAGGACATGTCGATGACGATCGGCGTGGCGGGCAAGGTGCCGTCGGCGGTGTTCCTCGCGCTGCTGGAGGGCGGGTACATCCCGCTCAAGCCCGAGGGCGTGCGGGTCAACTTCGTGATCGTCACCTCTGTCGACGGCGTGCCGATGTTCGGTTTCGACGTCGCCAACCAATACGTCATGGGCCTCGATGCTGGGGCCTGGGGCACACCACTGTAAGGACCAATCAATGGCAACGAACGATTTTCTGGTGTTCGGCGGCGGCGCGGGCGCCAACGTCATCACGCAGGTCACCTACTCGGGCCTCGCCGCGCGCACGGCCGGCTTCTCGTCCGGCGTTGCTCAATCGGCCCAGCTCAACAAGGTGTGGCGCCAGTCGAGCATCATGGCCGCGGTGCTTGCCCAGTTCATTTCGGATCGGACGGGGCAGGATGCGATCGACGATGGCACCACAGTCACGCTTCTCGCAAACCTAAAAAAGTCGACGCCTGGCCGCCTCTTGCGCATTTGCGTGTACCAGCGCATTGGTGGGGTTCAAATGGTATCCGTCGACGGCGCGGCACCCACTGCGACCGGAGCGACAACTCACACGCGCCTATCCAATGCGACTAGGATCATCGGTAGGTGCCAGGGGGCTGGTTCAGCTGGAGGCGGGGCAGGCGGCGCGGCATCTGGAAACGTCAGCATGGGCGCGCCAGGTATGTCAGGCGCGTACGGTGTCGCCTCGTGGGATGCAGCAGCGTTTGGCGCGTCTCAAGTTATCACTGTGGGAGCTGCCGGCGTACCGGTCTCCAACAACGTTGGTGGTAACGGAGGGTCATCATCGGTCGGATCCTTGATGACAGCGCCGGGCGGAAATGGCGGGGTAGTCTTCAATAACGTTCCACCGCCTTCTTTGAATGGGAACGGTGGATTGTCTTCTGCCGCTACCGGCGCAAATCTGTACTCGTGGAGAGGGGCTGGCGGATCTCCATCGTTAGGTTTGGCAAGTACAGGTGGCGTTGGCGGTCAAGGCGGCGCATCTGCGTTTGGTCCGGGGCCAGCGGTGAGCTTTAATGCGAACGGCGCCGATGCAGTCAACCCAGGAAGCGGCGGCAGCGGGGTGGCGATTAATCAAGCCGGCGGTGTCGCTATCGGCGGAAAAGGCGGTGACGGCATCGTAATCATTGAGGAATACGAGTGATGAAGACATATGTGCGAATCGATGGTGGCGTAGTTGTAGAGTTGATCCGGCCGATGGTGGATGAGGAAGGGAAAGATGTACCCATTGAGGCCCGATACCACCCTGACTTTGTAGCCGCGCTGGTGGACGTCACGGATGTCACTCCCACTCCTGTCCAGGGCGATGTATATGCTGATGGAGAGTTCATGAAGCCAGAACCATTACAGGAGTCTGGAGCATAGGTGCGTTTTGTACCTGGGCTCCGGCACCGTGTGTCTATTAACCTAGAACTGCTAGAATCACCAACGCCCGTGATTGTTGCGGAGGTCGCATCTTTCAAGCTGCTTGATGCTCTACTGGTGCAGGTTAATAGACACTATTTCCCACATGTTCAGCCAGATCAAATCGATGTTTCGCGAGCAGGGCTCAGAACCGGACCGGATCGGATCGTTCTTCCAGGATGGCAAGCTGTTGCTGGATCGACTCGATGCACTGCCCGAGCCAATGTCGTTCTTCCCAACGGGTTGGATGACGCCGCTGGAATTGCAGGTGCTGTACAACGCGGCGAAGTATGGTCGTGGCGATTTTCTCGAAATCGGGACTTGGATTGGTAAGTCTTCAACTGCCATTGCGCTTGGCAGGCGTGATGCCGGTGATTGGCGTACGCGCAAGTACGACGCTGTCGACTTCGGCTTTGTCTCTCTGACGGACTTTTGCTCCGCGCTTGCTGTTGGTATGGAGTACGCGGCGCAAGATGAAATTGCGAGGCCCGTCCTGACCCCGGGTGGAACCATGGCGGTGCTGATGGAGAATCTTCGCTCGCGCGGCTTGCTCGATACGGTAACTTCGGTGATTCGAGGCAACGCTGCAGACGTGCCGGTCCGTGAACACTATGGTGTGGTCTTCTGCGATGCGACTCACAATGAAGCTGAGATCGCTGTTGTGGGACCGATGTTGTCGCGCGCACTACGGCCGGGGAGTTGGCTCATGTGCGATGACATTCATGAGCATCAGCATCTGGTTGACGCGTTGAGCAAATACGTGACCTTCGACTTCTTCCATCTGCTGACTCATTCGGATTCTCAGAGCAAGGCAGCAATCGGTCGAGTTAAGGCGACCGCTGCGCATAAGCCGAGATAGCAGAAAGGCCCCACGACACGATGTGCCACCTTCGGGTGGCATTTTTTTTGCCCGCCACGAGCGGGCTTTTTCATTTCCGGGGAATCTATGCGGCAAACCAATCCGGCCGAGGTATCGAGCTACGCGGGCAGCCTCGTCGCTGTGCTGTCCTCTCTCACGCTGACCGACATCGGGATCATCGTCGGCATCGTCACGGCGCTGGCCACGTTCGCTCTGAACGCCTTCTACATGCGGAGGAAAGATCAACGCGAGCGCGAGGCACATATCGCGCGCATGCACGTATTGACGGAGGCATGCCATGAGTAAGCAGCGGATTGCTGTGGCGCTGCTGACGATGTCGGCGGTCGGCTTCGGCGTGTGGAAATCGTCGGAGAGCTTCACCGGTCAGGCGGTGATTCCGACCAGGGGTGACGTGCCGACCCTGGGGTATGGCTCTACTCGCTATGAGGACGGCCGGCCCGTTCGTATGGGGGACAGCATTACGCGCGAGCGCGCTGAGGTGCTGGCTCGCAACCTCATGAAGGCCGACGAGCGGCAGCTCGCAGCCAGTTTGCCGGGTGTGAAGCTGTATCAGGCCGAGTTCGATGTCTATGCCGATTTCGTTGGCCAGTTCGGCATCGGCAACTGGCGTGCGTCGACCATGCGTCGGCGCCTGCTCGCCGGCGACTATGCGGGAGCCTGTGATGCGCTGCTGCGCTACCGGTTTTCGGCGGGCTTCGACTGCTCGACGCCAGGGAACAAACGCTGTTATGGGGTCTGGGCCCGCCAGATGGACCGGCACCGCAAATGCGTGGAAGCGCAGCCATGATGGCGCTCACCAAGGTGTCGTGGCGAGCCATGGGCGCGCTGGGTGTGGCGGCCTCCTTGTTCGCTGCCGGCTGGGCGGCCAACGGCTGGCGCATGGGCGCGAAGATCGTTCAACTGGAAGCGGCACAGGCCAAAGAACGGGAAGGGCGGGCCGGCGCACTGGCCGCGGCGTCTGAAGCCGCGCGCGCCGAGGAACAACGCAGGACCGCAGAACAGAGGGGGATTGCCAATGCTGCAGCGAAAGAACGTGACCAAGCCCAGGCTGATGCTCGCGCCGCTGGCGCTATTGCTGAGCAGCTGCGCGTGCGAGTTGCCCAGCTTGCCGCAGATGCCCGCGCCGCCGGCAATTCCGGCGCTGCCGGCGGAAGCGCGGCAGCCGGAGACCCCCTCGATGTGCTTACCGACGTGCTCAGCCGGGCTGACGCGCGAGCGGGGCATCTGGCTGAGTATGCCGATCGCGCCCGCGTCGCCGGCCTTGCCTGTGAGCGAAGCTACGATGCGCTGACGCCGGCGGCGCAATAAAAAAGGCCGGCGCGGGGCGAGTTATTCGGCGCGTCCAGAATCACCGTCAAGCTCAACGTCGGCGCCTATGTCGCGCATGCGCGCCAGTACGCGCTCCATCTCAGCAGCGGATAGCGCCAGGCGCGCGGCGCCGAAGAACAGCATCTGCGGGGCCATCTCGCGCGGCTGGGCACCGCCCGTGTACTTGCGCCACTGTTGGCCACCGGCGACGCCGAACAGTTCAGCCATTTCCTCGCCCGTTCGGCCGAGATCGTTCTTGAGGCGCTGCAGGTCGTCGGGTTTCGGCGGGTTGTATCGCATAGAAGAAACCCGCCTTGCGGCGGGCCTTGGATCAGTTGAGGAAGAGCTTTGCGAAGGCCATCGCAGCAGCGATCAGGCCGGTGGCGTACACCACTGGAAGCCAACGGTGCTCGCGGTTCAGCTTCGAGGCTTCCGCGTTGAGCTTCATCGTCTCAGCCATCAGCTTGCCGATTTCGGCTTCAGTCTTCAGGATGTCCAAGGTCTTTTCCATTTCGTCGTCCTTTCGGGGTGCCGGGCGGCGCGGTGCGCTACCTCTGGGATGAATATTAGCACCAAAGGGGCTAATGTCAAAGAACTTTTGTGCCTCCTGACTGGTCACGACGCTCGCCGCTAGAGACTGGGTGAGCCTTCGACGAATGTACTTCGCTGCCTGACGTGGCCGTCGCGGCCATGGATCAGCAGCTCCACTTGCCGTTGCCGAGCCTTTTCGGCTCCAGCAGCGATAGCGTCCTCTAGGGTGCGGAATGTTTCGCGGCCGTGCCCACCGTCGGCCACAACGGCCCAGCGGTCCCCGGCGGCTACGATATGCACTTCCTTGCGCGGCATGATTAACTCCTGAGCTTCATAGGCCAGTCTAGTTGTCCGAGACCTGGTATGGGTGCTTCCGAACGAAAATCCTTCGGTCACCCCTTGACGCTACGCGGGTCGTTGCCGAAGGAATTCCGCTCTCGGATCTGGCCGTCGCGGCCGTGGATCAGCAGTTCGACCTTGTCCTGCTTAGCTTTCTCCCTGCCAGCGGAGATCGCCTCTTCCTGGCTGGGGTAGTGCGTGGTCGCGCCGTCGGTGCCTTCAACGGCGACCGCCCAACCTTGGTCGCCGGCGGGCAGCACGTGGATGTTCTTGCCTGGCATGGCTGTCTCCTGGCTGTTGATGCTGCTGCCAGTCTCGGCGCGTCGTGTGCCAGGCGGTATCGGACGCTGTCCGACAAAAGAAAAGCCCTCGGCCGGGTGGCGAGGGCTTCAAATTTAGGGTGGGCGATCCGGACGCCCGAAGAAATGATACTGTCACCTTCCTCAAATTGGTGCTGTCGCCGGCGCGCTATGTTGATTGGAGCACAAACCTCTTTAAGAGGCAGTTGATCGGCGACCGCGGCAGGCGGCTCTTGGGGCGCCGCATGGTAGGTGGCCGCCGATTCGGTAGCCAGTCAGTGCCTCTTGGTGGTGTCCATAGTGCAGTTACGAAGGTCCAGCTCACTATCCTTCTTTCCTGCTCCGTGAATCATCAAAAGCGCATCGTTCTCCATTGCCATGCGCACACCCGCCGCGATGGCTGCATTGCGCGATGGATAAGTCGTGAACTGTTCGGCGCCATCTATTTCAACTTTCCACCGAGCGTCGTCAGTAAGTCGAATCTGAACGGTGATTGTTGTCATACAAGTCCCTCCTTGTATGAGTGGTCATATCTGTGTTTTAGGAAAGCTCTCCGTGACGCGCTGTAGGAGAGTTCCGGCTTTTTTCGAAGAGAAGCTGCCCAGCGCACATGATGTGCCCCCCCATCAACGCGCGGCAGGCGCCGTCCGGCGCGGGAGTCATCACTTTTGATGTCGCGTCGGGCGTTGGCATAGCTGCGTCGCTCGGTAAGTTCGCGTCGACGTCATGATGAAGCCGGTGTGCGCGCCGGGTCGACACGGTTCAATCATGCGCCGTCCGACAAATTCAGGAACGTCTACAGCACTTCCCAATTCGTCTATTTTCAGGCGATGCGCTATCGATTCAACTATTTTTCTGGGCCTTCGAGTTCGGCGCGGTAGGCAGCCCAGTAGTAGTGGCTGTGCCGGTTGTGGCGGGCAAGCTTTTTCTCGACGAAGAGCCGGACGGTGCCAAGATAGCCGGCGTCGATTAGCAACTTATGGTGGCTTGGCGCGGTCGCCGTGGCTGGGCCCAGCGTCTGTAGGCCGGCGGCAATGTAGTTGCCTTGGACGCGCCCGAGTATGCCGTTTGCGCCGGCGGCAGGAGAGGGCTCGGACCCTGCGCCTGGGAGATGGCAGCCGGCGGCGAGTTTGCTATTTCCCATGGTCGGCTTGATCCGGCGTCGCGGCGTGTTCGCGCCGCGCAAACACGACCGTGCTCGGCCCGGCTTCGGCCCAGCGACTCACTGCATGCCGTCGCACCTGACCGGCGGCCTGAAACGAGACGTAGTCCGGCGTCCAGCGCAGTGCGCGGATGTGGCGAACATCGAGACCGTGGACAACGATGCGGTCTCGCCTCTCGGTGATGGCTTCGCAGTCCAGCCGCTGTTCGACCTGGTCGTCGGGGAAGAACTGTGCCTCGAGGAATACCGCAGACGTCTCGCGCAACTCAGTGGACATGCTTCCATGCCTCCACGATGATGCTGAAGGTCACTGCCACCGCGCCGGCGCTGCCAAAATCAGCGGGCTCATCGTTCGTCGGATACCCCATCAGCGGCGAGGCGCGCATCATGCGCACGATCCCCGGATTGGCCTTTCCCGCGGCCGAGACGGCGGCAACAACCTCATCTTCGATTTGATGGAGTAGGCGCCAGGTGAGATGTCCGGCGCCGCGGTGGCGCGCTACGATGTCCGGTGTGGCTTCGCGAATGGCGGCTTCTGCCGCACGGATAGGGTCCATGGCGGTGTGGGATGAGTACTGTATGGATATACAGTGTACCCAACCGCGAAATCGACCAGCAAATTATTTTCGGGGCACCGTAAGGGGCACTGGAAATATCACAGTCTGATAAACCCGCGTCAGCTAATGGTCTGCGGCTGATTTATGAATCCTGTCGGCGGGACCACCGACCATCTGGCAACGGTCTGCCAAAATCCTTCCTCCCGCGTCATTCCAGGAGTTTCCGCGGCATTATGGCCTGCCGTATCTCATGCTCCGCTGTTGCAAATCCGCCTTGTCGGACAAAATCCGATACCGACCAGGGGGCCGACTGCAGATACTCACTGCGTCAGCTTTGGAGCAGCCATGTCGGACGTTCACGTTTTGCGGATCGAGGGACTTCAGTGGGTAGTGGAACGCGCGTGCGGCAGCGAGGGCCGGCTGCTGTTCCCCAACCGGGAAGCGGCCATCGCGGCCGGCACGGCGAAGGCTGAGGAACACCGCGTCGACCTGATCGTCCACACGCGCGATGGCCGCGTCGGCCGGCGCATCTCCTTTGGCAAGGAGAAGGTCCGAATGCACCCATCATGCGCTCGTCCGCGCGAATGA